ATGGATATCAATACACTTCAATATGTAGTCGGCGAGGTTAAGGCAGATGCCCCCGCCACGATTCGATTCTTCGGTAGTGTTACCGAAGAGAATACATCGCGTTTCAACGATGAGTTTGACTTCTTGGAGAATGTCATTCGACCCTCGTGCATACGCGTACTTATTAATTCTGAAGGTGGCAGTGTGCTCTACGGTATGTCTACATACTCGACTATCGCCAACTCAAAGGTCGATACCGAGTGCGTCATCGAGGGCGTGGCTGCATCTATGGCCTCAATCATCTGGGCAGCAGGCAAACGCTCACTTATGCGTGACTATGCAATCCTGATGATCCATAATCCGATGATGCCCTCTGATGAGGATATGGATGTAGATACCAAGGCGATGATCAAGGCATTCACCAAGCAGATTGAGACCATCTACCGTAAACGCTTCGGGCTTAAAGCCGAGCATGTACGAGCGATTATGGATGGCGAGGCAGGCAGAGATGGTACCTACTTCGATGCCCAGGCAGCTGTGAAGGCAGGCATTATCCCCGTCGAGAACATCATCCACACCTCAAAGCAACTCTGTGAGAAGGTACGCAGCGAGGTTGCTTCGATGACCGATACCACGGCAATCCAGGAGCTAATGAGTCGAGTTAGTGCTGAGAATAAACTTTTTGAAAATTGTATACCTACTCTTAAGCAAACAGTAAACGATATGGCTAACGAAAACAAAACACAAGGATTCGAGTTCGGGGCGATAGCAGCCTCACTCGGTATGAAGGACAGTGATGTCAAGGATGTAATGGCCCGCATCTCGGAGTTGGCGACCATTGAGTCCAAGTACAAGGAGTCTGAGAAGTCGCTCAGCGATGCCCAGACCATCATTGCAGGTAAAGAGGCGACCATCCAGAACTTGCAGAAGGAGCTCTCGGAGGCAACATCGAAACTCTCGACCTACGAAAAGAAGGAGAAGGAGGAGATGGCAGTCCGCATCGAGACGCTTGTCGAGGATGCAATCAACGCAGGCAAGATTGACCGTGAGGCTAAGGCCGAGTGGGTCAAGATGGCCGAGGCGAACCTCTCGCTTGCAGAGAGCACGCTCGCATCTATCCCCGCACGCGAGAAGATCTCCGAGGAGATTGCCAAAGACCCCGAGAATGTTCAGGCTGCCGCCACCGCTGCCAAGACCGCAGAGGAGATGATGGCCGAGAAGGTTAACGAGGTTGTCGGCGCAGACTTCAAGTTCGGTAAGCTGAAGTAAACCACACCAATCATTAATTGATTTGCCGGAGACAGAGAGTGTCTCGTGCGGAAAGCAGTATCCGCCAGTCGGCTGAGATTCAACAGTAAACAAGTAAACTCAATCGAAACAAATGGCTGATACAGTAAACTTTTTGCAGAACGGTTATAATGGCGAGGTCTTGGAGGACCTCTTGACCTATACCGCACAGGGTAACGACACCTTCCGCGAGGGTCTTATCCACATCAAGAGTGGCATCCAGCACAAATACACGCTGCCTGCCATCAAGTTGGGCGACATTATTCAGGATAATGTTCCTACACCCACCTCTACTCACGGTGCCAAGGGCGAGAACGGAGAGAACGAATACCAGTTCACCGAGCGTCACTTGGAGCCTTCGGACTTTATGGTCTATCTGGAGTTCAATCCACGCGACTACGAGAAGTATTGGAAGTTCGCACAGCCCGAGGGCAACCTCGTCTTCCGCGAGCTCGATCCTAAGATTCAGGCAACGATGCTCCGTCTGTTGATGGACAAAAAGAACGAGTACATCGGCAACGCAATCTGGACTGCCGCTAAGGGTGGCGAGGCTGCTGCCGGCATCACTGCTCCCGCAGGTTGCATCAAGATTGGTGCGAACAAGGAGAAGTACTTCGATGGCGTTATGAAGCGTATCATCGACAATGTGAACGCTACGGATGCTGCTACCATCGCTGGCGGTCAGTGTATCGTGTCGGGTAACACCGAACTCACTGATGGTGCTGCTGTCGAGGCTGCTCTCTACGCCATGTGGAAGAAGTGTCCTAAGCAGATTCGTAAGAAGAAGTCACTCGTCTTTGTCATCGGCTGGGATGCGTGGGATGCATACGACCAGTATATCTCTGACAAGCAGGTTAAGTACTCGGAGAATACCGAGGTGAACCGCTACCGCTTCAAGGGTAAGAAGATCGTGCCTATCGTGGGTATTCCTGACCACACCATCGTGCTCGGTGAGTTCTCGACAGGTATGGAGTCGAACCTCTGGATGGGCGTAGACTACGCAAACGACACCGAGGTATTGAAGGTAGATCGCTTGCAGGCTAACTCGGAGCTCTTCTTCTTCCAGATGCGAATGAAGATGGATGTGAACATCGTTCGTCCTGCCGAGATTGTCGTACACACGGCATACACCAAAACAGCATAACACACCTTTCATCTGATTTTTATGTCTCACCCGGGGAGCGAGGTATGGCCCCGCTCCCCAAATTTTTCAAAGAGTATGGCTAAGAAAACTAACACAGAGGAGACTCCTAAAACGGATGAGCAGGTAACACAGACCACCGAAGAGGTGCAGACTGTGGCTGCTGAAACTCCCGCTGAGGAGACTCCCCAAAAAGAGAATAAACAACCAACCAATGAGGAGAAGAGAGAGACAGACCCTCACATTCTCGCAATCCTGAAAAAGTTCCCTGCCTACGAGTCGCTCTACATCGACACTCACGGCGGAACATATACTCCTAACACGCCTGCGACTATTCGTGGCAAGGCGGTACTCTACAAGAACCCTTATTTCGACGAACTCAAAAAAGCATAAACTATGGCACTTGGAAATGTATTCATCAAAGATGTCGATGGTAATATCCCGTATGACACCGGTTCCTCTACCGAGAAGATAACGGGACTGTTGTTCGATGTGTCGCTCCAGCCGACACTCTTCACCGAGGGCTATGGTAAGACCAACGAGACAAAGCTCAAGTTGGGCGATGTATGCTATATCACCTCGTTCAAGTCGGCAGTTAACGACTTCGGTATTATTGAGCGTGTGGAAGCTACCGAGGATGAGGAGGCAAATGTAAACTTCATGCACGGCATCCCTGCCTACCATATCCGCGAGTTCTTCCGTATGTCGGGCAATGTGAACGGTGCGGGTAAACTCTATGTGATGTTTGCCGACTGTTCGGCTAACTGGGATGCGTTGGAGATCATGCAGCGTGCTGCAGGCGGTCTTATCAATCAGATTGGTATCTGGACCGAGCAGCCTTTGTGGAAGGCAAATGGCGGTGCCGACAAGTACAGCCTTAACCTTGTCAAGGGTCTTAACGATGTGGCGGTAGGTCTTGCAGAGCAGAACCAGCCTCTGTCGTTGGTGCTCTCGGCTAACCCTTCAAACACGGGTGCCGACACCACCGAGGGTCGTCAGATTGACCTTAATAAGATTCCTTCGTGTATCTGCGAGTCGAGCCGCATCAGTTGTATCTTCGGACAGTCGCACCACGAGAAGATTTCGCTTATGCAGATGCGTAACGCCAACCACACTCCCGTAGGTTTCCTCGGTGCGGTGATGGGTGCTATCGCAAAGGCCAGCGTACACGAGTCTATCGCGTGGGTTAAGCAGTTCAACCTCTTCGCTGACGACTTCCAGGAGATCGAGTTAGGCTTCGGAGATATCAACCTCGATGAGGCAGAAGAGAACTTCCTCAGCCTTAATCGCTACGAGTCGTTGTCGCCTTCGTTGCTCGATGAACTTGACGATAAGGGCTACATCTTCCCGATTAAGTATGCCGGACGCGAGAACGGTATCTACATCTCGAAGGACCAGACCTGCTCAATAGGCGATTACCGCACGATTGCCCGTAACCGTACCATCAACAAGAGCCGTCGTGCCGTGCGTGCAGCATTGCTTCCGTATGTAAACTCGCCTCTGATGGTCAATCCTTCTACGGGCTTCCTCGCTCCATCGAAAATTACAGCGTTCAAGACGCTCATCAGCGATATTCTGGCGAAGATGCAGGCAGCACAGGAGATTTCCGGCTATGCTGTAACCATCGATGCCAACCAGAATGTGCTGGTGAACGACACGCTCAAGATTTCCTATGTAATTGTCCCTGTCGGCGTGGCCGTCAAGATCTATGTCGAGGAGGGATTGTCACTAACCGCTAACAGTTAACAGATATGGCAGTAATCAATAATGTAGCATATTCGTGGTCTATGATCACACTCTCATCGACCGCACTTGGTATCGAGGAGGGTTCTACGACACTCGAAGGCGTATCTGCCATCAAGTGGTCGAAGAAACGAAAGGTAGAGTCCAACTACGGAATGGGTGGTAAGCCCGTCTCCCGAGGCTTCGGAAACATCACATACTCGGCATCCATCACTATGGACTATGCTACGCAGCAGCTCTTGCGTTCGGTCTATGGCTCGTTGTTGGAGATTGGTGAGTTCGACCTTATCGTCTCGTTTGCCAACCCTATGGCATCGGACGACTGGACTACGACTACCGTAACTCTCAAGGGTTGTATCTTCACCGAAGACTGCTTGGAGTCGCAGCAGGATGACACGAACATCACCCACGAGTTTGACCTCAATCCGTTCGATATCCAGATTGGCTCCGGTGATACAATCTAAACTACCACTATCTTAAATAATAAACCGACCTTCACAACGAGGGTCGGTTTGTCGTTTTTTGTTTAATAGATTACAAATACTTATTGAGTTCTTCTACAAGCAGATGTACTTTTGTTGAAGACTCTGCTAGCGCTGGTGAAACACCATCCCATCGTTGCAATATGGTACGGGCATTTCTAATAGCGTCAGTCTGTTTAGGTAGTAAAACTTGGTACATCAGCGTACCAATGCCTCGCTCCTTGCTGTATGCAAAATCAAGGTGCTCATTTAGTTTAGAGGCATATTGATTGCGATGCATTGCTCCCTGAATCAAGTTATAATGTAACAGGAACCACAATTCAAACGCTTGATTACTATATGCTACCTTAATGCCATTGTTCTCAGCTAAAGTGATAGCAGTGTTGAAATCATTATTCGGGAAGTCGTCTTTGTCGAATACAACCCAGCATTGGTCATAGCTATTACCTTTGTGACGCTCATCTTCTTTGATGCGAATAGCCTTCTGAACTAAACCGATTGTGCTTATTCCTTGACCTATAGCCTTGATATTTGCAGATGTCAAGCGGAATGCATTGAAATAGTCTGGTTCAGTATTCTCCCCTTCGCAGATAATCAGAAATGATTGTTTTACCACACGAGTAGAACTGATTCGACGAAGCGAGCGCTCCTCACGTGGATTAGGTCTATTTCTCCTTGCCATACTCTCCGTCGTTATTAGTTTCAAACAATCGCTCAAACTGGCCTACCAATGGAATACCTCCATACTTGCCCATCAAATATTCCTTCTCATAAGGGGCACTGTTACGCACTTTATACTCCACAAGCGAATAGAGTTCTGTTGCTCCATATCTATCTTTCTGTGTAAACCAAATCTGGTCTCTACGGAATAATCCGGCATTAAGCAGATTTGTATCGTGAGTAGTAAATATTAACTGTGCCTTGCGAGGATTCGTCTCGGATGAGTTGAACAGCGATATAATCTTACTTGTTAGCAGTGGGTGCATCTTCGAATCAAACTCGTCAATAATCAATCTCTTACCGTTGTCCAAAGCATCTATGATTGGATATGCTAATGAGAAATACTTGATAGTACCTTCAGACTCGTTCTTACGGAATGGAAAAGTAACGCTATTAACAGCCTTTCCCTCTTCATCATATTGTAAATGCGAACTGGTAACCGTGTTATCTATCTTACGGATATCACTAATGCCAAAATCAGCAAACTGGGCAAATGCTACGATACGCTGTCTCATCTTTGGGTTATCCATCTGAGCAGTTGCCATATCCCAAATGCTTTCATCGCTACTGCCTGTTACAATGGTTGTATCTGCCAACCACTTCATAATATCGACAGAAACACTCTCATTGAATTGTGCCGCAACAGATAGCAATAAAGCATTGTCACGCACCATTTTTTTTGATACGACTTCCTTGCCAACAGCATATTTCTGGTGAATTGTATATTCTTCTCCATTTCGGAAGAACAATTCTACCTCTTTGGATTTACGCTTATTACTCTTTTGATACAGCCACTCTCTATAGACACGGGTAGCATCTAACTCAAAGCCATATCTATATTGCGAATCCTTATCAGCAAAGATGGCTTCGAAGTAGCTGGGCTCCAACTCTGTATCCTTATGTAGGCGGAAACTCTCCACCTGAATTTTTTCGCTCGATTGTACCCCCTTAGAGGAATTGATGACAAACCATTTAAAGAAGTTGAGTGCTTTTACCAGATTGGACTTACCGCTAGCATTGGCACCATATACAACAGCACTTTTAAGTAGTGAGATATTAGCCCCATCCAGTTCAAAAACGACATCTTCAACCAACGATTGTTTCTCCTTCAAAGCAGAGGCCACAAGGGATAGCGTTGTCTGTTCTTTGAATGAGAGAAAATTCTCTACTGTGAATTGAATAATCATATTATATCGCGCTTATTTGTTAGTTTTCTGCAAATATAGACAATATCTTTCAAAAATCAGCAAGATATCAGATATTTTTTTATTCTTGTAGTAGTTTTTATATACAAACACAAGTCCAATCTGTAAACCTTCATTAATGTTTTGTCCTACTCTTTTATAAAAAGACTATGGATGTAACCTTTGAAGGCAAGTCCTCGACAGGTAAAAATGAATGGCTCACACCGCCACATATCTTGAGGCGGTTGGGGCCATTTGATTTAGACCCTTGTGCTCCCATAAACCGTCCGTGGGAGACTGCCGAGCACCATTATACAATCGAGGACGATGGTTTGAAACAACCGTGGTTTGGGCGTGTGTTCTGCAACCCGCCTTACGATACCGCACTCATCACGCAGTTTATCAAACGATGTGCGGAGCATAAGAACGCCATTGCGCTGACCTTTGCCAGAACTGATACACGGCTATTTCACGACTTGATATTTCCCAATGCAAACTCGATACTCTTTATCAAAGGGAGACTGAGTTTCTACCACGCATCGGGAGAGCAAGGTGGCACAGCGGGTGCGCCATCGTGCCTGATTTCGTTTGATGCAGCAAATACGGAAGTCCTAAAAAATTGCGGAATCGAAGGAAAATTAGTTATACTATAAGAATGTGCAAGGAAAAGTGTCGATTCCTTGCACATTGCTTATATTTAAGGGTTTAGCAATTCTCAAACGCCATAACTCGTAAAAAACGATGATTTCAAACGCCATAATACAGACATAGGCGACACGCAAAATTATAAAACCTATTAATTTTCATCATATCTTAAACGATATGATAACGAAAAATAGAGGTCCACCAATGTTTCTTATTCACCTGCAATAAAACTGATTGTATAACAAATAAATAAGAAACAAGATGAATAATAAAGAACTTTTTGAAAAGTATATAATACCAGAGTTAAACTACATTAAACATGTATGCTGGAAATATTGGGATAAAACAACAGAGTTTGAAGATTTGCATAGCAATGTACTAACAGACTTACTTTGCTATATTCACACTTATGATTCTTCAAAACCAATTAGACCGTGGCTGTACACAGCCATACGGCATGATATGGTTAGATTCCAGAAAAGACAGTGGGCATCTCCAATTGATTATGTGGATTTAGAACAGTATCCATATTCTCATATCTCTGTCGTCGATAATCATAATTCTTATGAGGATATACACGCTGCAATAGAATCCTTGAGTCCGCTACACTATAAAATAATATCGCTTCGAATGAAAGGATATAAGATTGTGGAGGTAGCAAAAATACTTTACGAGCAAGGCTATATTGTTTCAGACAGTATAAGTGCGATTAAATCACGAATAAAGGAAGCCTATAACTGACTGGCAAGTATTTTATCTAAAGATGGAACATTGTTAAAGCAAGTAAAGCCTCATAGTCAACCTGTAAAAGAAGTGTTTGAGTCTACGGAGGTAGAAAACGATTCGGATACTGACCCTATGAGAGAATGCATGTTTGATTACATCGACATTGTTTCTAAAATGATAAAATCAAATAGTATGCAGGTGTATACTTCATTTATAACATTATACACGATTGATAATATGGCAAAATTAAAGTCAGAAGTAGATAAGTGGATATCTATGCCCGACAGAGATTATTTGGAATTGGTAGAAGATCATATTCTAATGACTGCTCTGCGTGCAGCTGGGCTGGAGGAATTACCAATATATAAATCGGCACAGAGTATCTTGAAAAATAATCATATTGAAGTACATCTTAAACCCATTAAACCACAATACAAATGAGAAAAAGTAATTTCAAAGCACCAACAATCGTGCTAATTTTCAATAGTGCTAGAGTCCTTGTCGCTATAATGCGTTCCGTTCACTGTGTGGCAGAATTAACTCATAACAATCTTCAATCTATATCACATTGTTGCACTGGACGGTACACTCATTCAAGAGGATATTATTTTAGACATCTTCATCCAGATGTGTTAATTGACTTGGATGATTTAGACAATCTAAGGTTAGAAGAGTATGATAAATTATGCGGCACTAAACGAAAATATTTACCTCTTAGAGTAATGGCACATCATCGACAAAGAGCGGAGAATAATTATAAAATGAAAGTAAGCACCGACAAAGAGACTATATCAAAAGAATAAGATAGTAGATGGCGAATAACAAGAATCGAGCGGCAACATTTGTCGCTCGATTTACAATAAAAAGATCTGCCGATTGCGGTAAAAAATATACCGCAAATAGATAATTTTCCAACGAAATTAATTCGAAATTGCACAATTTTCACTATGTATGAAAACTGTGCAAAAGTTGTGATAAAACCAAGAGTATCAATACTATTCAACAATATTGCACATTATCAAAGATTATGAGAATGTGCATTTTCTTTGATAATAGCACAAAATTAGACTTTGTTTTAACCCTTTTCTCTGTTCTCTCCCTACACTTTAAGTGAATACAAACTCACATAGTATAATTCACATAATACAATTTCTTTATGGAAGAGAAAATGCTCACAATGAAACAGGAGTCTGAGATTAAGGAGAAGGCTCAAAAGATTAAGGAGGAGAAGAAACTGCGCAAGATTTACCCTATGGTAGTTTTTGGCGAGGAGGGTGACGAGAAGGAGGTCTATGTGGCCTATATGTCGGAGCCAACCTTCCCGCAGTTCTCGAAGTTTATGGCAGCCTCGAAGAAGGATGAGGTTATGGCAATGCGCACGCTTGCCAAGGATTGCTTCATCGATGGTGACCGTGAACTCGTGGATAATGACTCGATGTTCCTCTTCGGTCTTATGGGTCAGCTCTCGGAGCTTATCACTACTCGTCAGAGTACGCTGGTAAACTTATAGACCGGTGGCGCATTACCGATGAGCAGCGCATTCGCCAGCGAGTGATATATGTGCGCCACTACTTCCCCGGAGTAAGTCTCGAAACCATCTCCGATGAGGATTTTGCTATTCTCTCCGAGGATGCCCTGTGGCTGCACGAACAGATGCTCATCAGTCGTATGCCGATACCGGTCTCACTATCCGAAAAGACTCCCTGACAAACCGCTGTAAGCCGTAAGACTTACGGCGGTTATTTTTAATCTCCCACGCCTAAAAACCACTACTCTTATTATAAGATAAAACCCGTCTCGAATGGCACAGGAACAGAATTATCAAGTCAATTACTCCATCAATGTCGATGCCTCGCAAGGTACCAAGCAGGTGATGGCCTTCGGTGAGGCCGTCGGCAAACTTGTGCAGGCAAAGGCATCGTTGACTCCTGCGGTCAACAACATCAAGAATATGATGGAGGAGATTGACCGTGTGTTCCGCACCAAGAATGGCAAGAAGCGTAGTTTTGATTACCGCCTCACCATCGACACCAAGAACAGCGAGGCGAAGTTGGAGCGTGTTAAAACGCTGCTGACCGAAATCTCTACTCTTGCCAAAGGTATAAACCTCACCATCGCAGCACCGGCACTCGACACCAAGAGAATCAAGGCAAATGCCAAGAGCCTCTATGAGAAGAAGGCTGCCGAGGCTCGCAAGGCGGAGATTGAGCGTAATGCATCATCGTCAGTAACCACGATGGCGGATGCCCAGAAGCGTATCACCAAGGCTATGGGTAAGATTAACTCGGCACTCTCACATATGGAGCGTGGCCGAGAGTTGACCATTAAGACCGATGTCGCTGAACAGAGATTGCGTAGCATACTCTCAATTCTTAATCGAATAAAGAGTTCCTCGACTATCACGCTGAATATCTCTGGCGGACTACCCGTTGGAGTGGCTGGTGCAACGGTATCTGGTGCTTCTGCCGTGATGCCATTTGCATACTCTCCGGGTATGCAGGCCCCTGTACCTTATGCTCCGACAGCCTTTGCTATGCCTGAGAAGGAGCAGCAGAGGCTTATGCAGCGTCTCTACACCTCTCAGCAGTTGCATCGCCAGCGTATGGCTCACGATGATGAGAAGTTCAATGCCGAACAACGCCGTAAGGCACAGGTGGCCGAGAGTGCTGCCGCCGAGAAGCGTCGTCAAGCAGAGGCACGAGCCCGTGAGCAGGAACGCCGCCGAGCACAGCGTGAGGCAGAGCGTCAGCGCAGACAAGCTGAGCAGGAGCGACGCAGAGCCGATAAGGCAGCACGCCAGCAACAGCAGCGAAACGCGATGCAGTCGGTGCGTGCTATGCAGAGACAAAATACCGCCGCAGGCACGCTCTACCGCAGTAAGCGTCGTGCCGCCATCAACCGTATTCAATATTCCCAGGCTCCTTCGTTGCGTAACCTTCCGTTCGCATCGATGATTAACGCCTATATGGGCTACAGCCTAGTGCGTAATGAGCTGACAAAGGCTATCGAGTACTCGAACATTATGCAGTCGGCACACTCTATCCTGCGTGTGGCGGACACTGACTTGAGCACTTTCGAGACTCGCTTCGACAATATGGCTCGCCATGTGCGAAAGATTGGTATCGACACGAAGTTTACCGCTGTGGAGATTGCAGGCGCTGTGAAGTACCTCTCTATGGCGGGTATGAATATCGATACTATCAATAAGTCTATCCGACCTATTACCAACCTCGCCCTTATTGGTGACAACGATGTCAGCTATATCGCCGACCTCGCCACCAACATTATGGCGGGCTACGATATCAACAACAATAGTATGGATAGCGTGGCGGATATTATCGCCTCGACCATTTCTCGCTCGAATGTCAATATCGTAGAGGTCGCGGAATCCTATAAAATGGCAGCCGGTTACTTGCGTACTGCGGGCGTGGACTTCACGGAGAGTACCGCCGCCATTGGTTTGCTCGGCAACATGGGTCTGAAAGGAACGCTTGCTGGTACTTCGCTCCGTGCTATGGCCACACGCTTTGCCAAGCCTACAAAGGAGTCGCAGAGGGTGCTTGACCGCTTGGGCGTGAAGTTTACCGAGATGCGCAATATCGAGGGTGTGATGGTCGAGAAACTACGACCATTGGCAGATATCTTCGAGGATCTGAATAAGAAGGGAGCGTCAATGGCCGATATGCAGGCTATCTTCGGTAAGATTGGTGGTAATGCGGCGATGATGCTGGTGAACAACTACGACCAGTTGCGTAACCTTACCGCCCATAACCGAGGCTCACAGGGTATATCGGCAGAGTTGGCCCTCGTCAAGCAGAACACCACCAAAGGACTCTGGGCACAGGTAACATCACAGCTTACCGAGAGTTTTATGCAGGCGTATGAGGTGCTGGAACCAACTATTCGACAAGTGCTCCGCTCGTTCCTCGATAAGTTTAAGTCTCCAGAATTTACCAAAGGACTTGTCTCTATTGGTAATGCTCTGCTGGATATTATGACCGTTATCGGCAATATCGGAGCGTGGGTAGCTCGTAACTTCCATTGGATAGAGCCGCTTGTCTTCACGGGCTTTGTCGCAACAAAACTCTTTAAGGTTGCTGGTGCACTGACCAATGTAGGTGTTGCACTTGGATTTATAGGCAAGCAGTCGGCGGCTATGGCTGGTGCAGATGCCATTACAGGCATTCTCGGTCTTGGCAGAGGTGGTAAACTATCCTTCACGCAGAAGAGAGCCATCGTAACCCAGATGCGTGCTGCGGGTGTTGCGGGTCGTGGTGCTATGACCAAGGCACTGATGGCAGGCGGTGGCGTGTGGGGAACTAAGAGTGCCCTGCAATCGCTCTTCGCCACCCAGGTCGCTACGGGTAACGGTATTACAGGTGCTGCGGCATCGCTTAGTGCTATTGGTACGGGAGCAGTAGCCGCCACAGCGGGTATTGCTGCCGTAGTCGGTGCTATGGGCTGGCTTGCCTACAAGACTTGGAAGGTTAAGGAGGCTAAGGATGCAGTCTTGGAAGAGATTGAGTCAAACAAGAAGTACCGCTATCCATCTATCGAGGCTCTCCACTCTTCACTCAGCGAGACCTACAATATGGCACTCAAGACTAAGCGTGCTGTTGATGAGGTCGTAGCAGGCAAATCCATTGAGGAGGCTTCGGGACAGAAGATTGGAGCATTTACGGGTAATTGGTGGACTGCAACATTTGCTGAGGGTGCTGCGATGTCAAGGGCTGCAAGAACAGGTTTCTATACTGACCCCGGTTACTCAACCGATGATGCTCGTCAGGATGATATCCGCAATGCCCTTATCACCCTTGCCAAGCGAGATAGCCAGGCGAAGATTGATGCTGCCTACGCCGAGTTTGGTCAGCTGGGAACGGTCCTCGAGATGGATGCCTTTATCCGCACCATACAGCAGCGTTTCGGATACTCGGATACAGACCTCGACAAATCATTATTCAGTATGGTCAATGGCAAGGCTGTATATGTCCCTAATATAGGCGAGAAAAATGAGGCGGTAGCAGCACAGACCTACGACTATGCTCTGTACATGAATCAGAATACTGTTCCTGAGATTGTACGAGCAGCCACAACATACCGTAATGCTATCTCGAGTGCCGCCAAAGCACAAGAGTTGATGCGTAGCGGTGGTTACGACTTCGACCAGCTTGCAGCTTGGGGCTTCTCAATGGATGAGAATGGTCGTTGGGTTCAGCAGGTATTGGGTAAGAATGCTACGGATGAGGAGCGTGTCGAGAATCTTGCCAATCGCAAGTTGGCTCATACCTCTCTTGTAAAGTTCTTCGCTGCCTTGCGTCAGACATTCGGTGGCTCGGCAGAGGCAGCAGAGAACATCTTGCGAGTGGCAGGCTTCACCCCCGACATGTACAGCAACGAGCCTGAGTCGAACGACATACGACCATTTGACAGCAATCCTATCACCAACCAGCATCTATATGATGATGGTCCGGACGATGGTGGTGCCGGTGGCAACTACTCTGGAACAGGACGACTATCCTCTGCTGCACCAAAACAGGTGATAGTAAATATCGAAAGCCTTCTCAGCGTCTCCACCATTGACCTTATGAAGAGCAAGGAGGGACAGACCGAGGAGGTACAGAACTTAAAACAACAACTTGCGCAGGCACTCATCGATGTCGTTCACGACTTTGATGCCTCGTGGAATGCATAATAACTATGGCACGACTACTACAAATAGCAGCATCAACACTCCTCAGTGGAGGTATTCTTGGCGGTGGCAACTGGATGGGATACATCAGCAATGCCACCCGCCAGGCTATCGGCATGGGACTGGCGGAGCTCTCGGAAGGTCAGGTGCATTACTTCTCAAAGCATCACGACCTGCTGAAGCGTGCCGCCATACAGATTGTATCACAGACGGCATATGGACTGTTGCGTTCATATCCTCGCTACCTGCAATACTGGGAGCAGCGAGTTAGAGATAAGTACCTCGAAACGCAATCGCAGTCGAGCCTTGCCAACAAGACGGGACAATACTACAAACTCATCAGTGAGCAGCAGGCTGTAGCACAGAAGAAGAACTACACCGATACTATTGTCGGCAGAACGGTGCAGGACTACCTCGAACTCTCAATCTCCAAAGAGGGCAAGTACTACAATAACAAGGAGTGCAAGGTGGAGCCTAACACCAAGTATGGCATCGTAACCTTTGTGGACCTCGGTCCGCAGGTGCAGGTGTCGAGCAAGAACAATATCCTGCTTACACAGGTGCAGGGTCGTGATTACACCCGCAAGGAGTTTATCTCGGGTGGCGATATGGAGATTACCATCAACGGAAAGATTACATCGAAGTATCCCGATGTCTATCCCGAGGCGGAGATATCCAAGTTTATCAAGTTGGTGCAGTACAAGGGTGTCGTGGAGTGCGACAATACCGTGCTCCGCCAATTCAACATCTCTCGACTGATTATTCAGGGCTACTCATTTCCGCATACCGATTGCCGAAATGTTCAGCCCTATACGCTTAACTGCGTGGCGGTAGAGCCTTCGGAGGCGGTAGAACTCAAGATTGCAGAGGCAGAGGTAGTCGATACTGCCATCAAGCATACCAACAAGTGGATTAAGTGGGTGAAATTCGGTGCAGAGGTTATAGACCCTACATCGCTCTTAAAGTTTGCGTGGTTATGATGGATGTCCTTTGTTGCAAGATTACCATTGGCGATGCAAACCCCTCAAATCCTATGGAGATTAAGGATGCCATAGAGATTACCGAGGTGCAGAGCATTGAGATAAACGAGACATACAAGAAGCTTATCGGGACGGCGAAGATAACCCTTCCGAAAGGTTCTGTATGTCGCTCAACAATCATCGGTACGGTAACCGTTGAAGGTAAGGATGCCTCGATATTTACCACTGAGATTATGGAGGATGGTGTTATCATCGAGAAGCAGACAACGCAACGACTTGTCGATACCACTACCTTCAAGGTCGGTCAGCGAGTGAATATAAAACTGGGCTACAACGGTGTCTTGAAGAATATGTTTGACGGCTATATCACGGGCTACAACTCCGAGAGCAATCTTGAAATAGAGTGCGAGAATATGGCTTATAAGCTCAAACTCAAGAAGGCCCCGCACTTCGAGACTCCTGCCAGCGGAACAACCGTCAATGATGTCTTGGAGGGTGCGTACAATATCCTCAAAGATACAGGCTTCAAGATTCACTCCGACACAAAGAAATTCGATATCCACATCGGTAAAATCAAGGTTACAGATAACTTCACCGTCGCGGATATACTCTCCGAGTGGTCGAAGTATAAGGTCTATTGCTTCCTGAAATACGATGCTAACGATGAGAGTGCTATGCCCGCTATTGCTGTGGGCAGACCATACTCTTCCAGCAAGGCACAGCCCGTGTTCCCCGAGGATGACTCCACAGGACCATTCAAGATATACTTCAACGAGCATGTGGCGCAGTCATCACTAAAAGTCGTGAAGACCGACCCGAAGTTCTTGGCCGTTACAGGCAAGGCTATGGGCACGGACGAAAAATTCTTTGAGGTTACCATTCGCCTAAATCCCGAATATGACCCTGCCACACCAGGCAGCAAGCAATATCAGACGGTAAACGCCACCCAGATATCGAAGAAGTCGCACAAGGTTACGGGCAATACAACGGCATCAGGAGCGGAGACAAAAAACAAGGTGGATCTCTCGACCTATACAGTCGTTCCGTATATGTCACCACATATCGGCATCTCCTCGGATGAACTTGTCGAGGAGACAACGGAGTATTTCCGTAACTACAACCTTAACGGCATTACCGGAAGTCTCACAATCTTTGGCGATTTCGGGCTTCCACCTGCGGTACAGGTTGAGCTAATCGACCACCGCAACCCCTCAAAGAATGGAGTCTACCTTGTCGAAGAGGTAACAACAAACTTTGGGGTTGGCGGGTATCGACAGCAGATTTCGATACCGTATAAAATTCGTAAATAACAAACTCTACTGACGAAATTTTGGATTTTGCGATTTTTCGTCAGTAGGGGTGTGAAATAACATCGCCCGTAAGCAAAACTTACGGGCGATGTGTTAGGTTGTTAATCTTCAAGCATACGACGCTTGAGATCCATTCGTTGGTGCAGGATTCTTATGACCAAGATGTCTCCATCAGCAAGGATGCGATAGAAGATGATGTGTTTATTGGCTCTGTATCCGTGCAGACCCTCTGTGATTTCTTCATACTTTAAGCCGAATAGTCGAGGGTTCTCGGTAATTTTCTGACACGATGCGATTAGCATATTATAATAGTCGTCTGCTTGTCGCTCCGACCAAGTGTCAAATGTATATTCCCAAATGTTGGATAAGTCCTCGACCGCCTTGTTGGTTAGGTGATATTTAGCCATTTGCTCGTTTTGCTTTTAGTGCTTTAAGATGCTCTTCAGCATTAAATCCTGTGGCAATACCACTCTCAATACCCTCGGCAATTGCCATCTTCAGCTCTTGTAGATGACTCTCGTTCTCCTCCAAAAGGCGTAAGCCGGCACGAATAACCTCGCTGGCATTATTGTAACGCCCTTGCTCAACTTTCATTCGAATGAAATTCTCGAAATAAGTTCCCAATGCTACAGATGTCGTTTTCATATCGCTATAATTTTCTACAAAGTTACCAATATTTGGTAACAAAACAAATTTTCTGCCAAAATTATTGCGTGAGAGGGCATAATTTTGTTCTAACTATATTTCGGCAATAATCCCCAAAAGTGCCGAATTTTAGAAAATCTAACCATCAACGGACATAGTTTCCTATTCTTTAATAAAACTATGTCTGCAGATAAGTCAAACCAGTTAGTCATTCGTGAGGCGATACGCAAGATTGCGCTTGGTCGCAGTATGGAGCGTGTCAATATGGCGCCAGGCGGTATGTCGGGCGTGGGTACTGCCCGTATGATTCACGGCTATGTGGCAAAGGTTCACGATGACCCTGCAGACTCGGAGTTCAAAGAGTATGGCGGTACTGTCGATGTGGGCGAATATCCCGATGAAACAGCCTCCACAGATCCTATAATCCATAAGGGTGTCTTGCTCTCTGCTGCCACGAATAATGAGGGCGGTTTTCTGATTGTGCCGACGCTCTTTTCAGATGTTACCATCTTTATGGACGCCGCAACGAAGTATGCCTACATTGTAAACTTCTCGCACGTCAACATCATCAACCTCACAGCTCATACAGAGACAACTATTGGTGTTACCGAAACCGAGGAGTTGGACCCAGATAGCGACTCTTCACCTGACTATGATGAGTTGGAGCCGACAGGAAATGAGACATCGACCAAGTACACTGCAACCACTGTAACCACCTCTGTCAAGAATGACAAGGATAAGGAGGCTACGGTTGTGATGGATGCGGAGACAATTACTCAAACCGTCGATAAATCAGAGGTTAAGCAGACTGCAGATAAAGTTGTTCAGAAGGTCAATTCTACCACCATTGCACTAGCGGATAATAAGGTGACACTTGGTGATGAGAACGCCACAGAGCCTCTTGTTTTGGGTAATGAGCTTGCTCAGCTGATGCTCGACTTTATGACAGAGTGCAGCAAGATAATGACGCCAACGCTGATGGGTACGATGACTCCCGTGAACTTCCCCAACTTTATCTCACTCTCATCGAAGATTCAGAAATTTCTCTCTAAAACCAGCTACACAAAGTAATGAGTGTACAACTACACCCCGACATAGAACAACTTGATAGGTCGAGCCTTTGTTACTCGATCTACTCGCAGTTGTATCATAACTTCTTCAATGCCCAGCAGAAGAAGGATGCCGAACATCCTTATGGCGTTGAAGAGGGAGATGAGACGAGTGTACGACTTAAAAATACAGCCTACGGATTTGCCTCTGCCATTGCAGGTACTGTCACGGGCGAAGGTGGAGAGTCAGGCGGTGGTCTGCTTATAGACTACCTCAAGAAGACGGGCGGAGATATGACCGGTATCTTCCGTGCCAACTATGGTTTTGAGGCGGGTGTAGCCAATACCAGAATCCTTGAAACCTACTCGGAAGATATTACCGATGCAGAAGGCGTTGTCTCGGCTATCGAGTACGGTATAAAGATTACGGGCAACCTTAAACTCGGAGGCGATGCCCTCTATCTTGGTGGTAGGAATATACTACGCTACGACCCATATAAAGCCACTGCAACGATAGATGCATCGAATATCGACCTCCTTAGTGGCTCTGTCCACTCCATAGGTGAATGGACCATTGGAGATAAGGAGAGCGGAGTTTTCATTTCTCCAACATCGTTGCAGGTGGGCGGCAGGGATGTCTATCATAAGGGCAATGCCAACCTTGCAACCGTTGATTGGACAATGCAAAACGGAACGGTACATAAGGATCTTACCGTTCACGGAGCATCAATGCTGGGAGGTGCGCTGTCTGCTAAATATGGCGTGCAGTTGGGTGATAAGGGCAATACGCTACTATCGTTATCGGGCGAAGATGTGGCACTCAGCGGTTACCTCTCGTTCCTTGATGGCTTCGGTGTTCGCATAGCAGGTAAATTGGTGCTCACTCGTGAGGAAGATAGCATTCGTTTAGGCAGTATCGGAGGGGATTTGCTTTTGGGTAGCGATAACACACCCAAGATTCGTCTATTCTCTGGCATCTCGGATATCGACGGCGATTGCCTGATGCTCTCACCATACGGCAAGGCTTGTTTTCCTGGTTCGCTCACCGTAAGGCATAACTATGGAGCTGACCTTCTTTCGTCATATCGTATAGATAGCAATGATGAGGGAATCATCATCCATAAGAACCTACGCTTTGGCTCGGCTGATGGCATACTTATCAGAGGCGATAAGGAGTATATCTCCCTATCATCTGATGTGGTTTATGAGAAAGATGGCGTGCAGACTATAGCTCCTCACAAGACATCATTCAGTCATCGTGCTTCCACCAGCAAATATGCTCCGCAGAACAGATACAGCGACACATTCTTTGTCAGCACCGATGCCGATTTTGTGGTGGCAAATGTTCCTATCGAGGCTATTGGACATATAGGAATTGATGGTTCTTTCACCCGTTTGACCGATGGAGTCCTATACTTAACAGAGACTCTACGCTTGCAGGCTGTGAGCGATGGCATTAAACACTATGGCAATAGTTACTTTGGCGGCACTCTCTCCTCGGAATTCTTCTCGGCTGGCTTTGCCGGCAGTGGTTGGGCGATACAGACCAACCGCACTACAGGTAATGTAACAGCCACATTTGATGAGGTTGTGGCCCGCAAGAAGTTTAGAGCATATGAGTTTGAGGTAAAGAAACTCTCGGCGACAAATGGCTCGCTCTGGATTAGCGACAGTTGTTCGGGCGACAGCGTAGAAAGAATTGCATAACAATGGCGGTATATAACTACTCTAAATATAAGATTCGCATAGACTCCGACTCGCAGAAGACGCAAGGTCTGCAGGTCGGAGATGTTGTGCGCCGTCAGTATGCCGAGCGAAACCAAAGCATATACTCGCTTATGGTTGTCTTGGAGACGGGTGTAGATGCCATTGATGGCAAGGAGTCGCCATACTTTATCGGTGCTCTGCTCGATGGCGATGAGCCCAAGAGTGGAGAGCTGCTCGACTTTGTACGCATCACCAGCCTTACGAACACTGACCGTAGCGGAGCGATGTACCTCACAGCCTCGGATAGTGATGCCCCCTATATGGATATCATTGACGGTATGGCCACAGAACGCTCTCTGTGCTATCCAACAATGACAGGTGGCACTATAGATATTCCCGACAAAGCGAAGTATGCCGTCTATGGAGACGCCGCCACAGAGTACCGCAGTGAGGACAACGAGGCAAACCGCATAGTCCGCATCACAGGCACTGGCTCCTACGGTATCAAGCAGACCTTGGAAGAGTCTGTTGCTCATCCAGAGAGGTTGTTGGTGTCGTTCAAGGCTCGCGCCTCACAAAATGCAGTGGCGGCAATATCCTTTGGCTATACCAATGGTGAGAAGTTGGATGCCGAGGACACAATTTCGCTATCTACCGAGTGGGAGTACAAACTATGGGTGTTCACAGTTGAGTATCCCAAGCAATACAGCCGCAGTCTGGCGATGGACCTTACCAATACCGGGGAATGGTGCGAGGTGGCTGACCTCAATATCATTCGCCTATCATCAGTGGCAGTCTTTACAGATGCAACAAAGGCGCGTGTTGGTAAAGTATCGGGCGTTATTGACCCTGTGTTCGGAGTATTGGAGGGCTATGGAGCATACTTTCAGAACCTATATGCCACACGCAATGTCAATATCGCAGGAACCCTTACTGCAGGTGATGAGAATGGCTTCGGCGCGACATTCTATGTGGGCAAAATCCATAAGAATGTACTTCTTGACAGCCTCTCTTGTGGCTTTGCTGGAGCAAATAAGGTTGCAGCATCTTCACCGGTTGGTATTGGCAAGTGTGTACGCCTAACCGAAGATGGTTACATCCACGCACAGAGTGCAGATTGGAGGAATGAGCGTATCGGTAATTACTACTGTTTCTCTGTGTGGATCTATGCCGAGGAAGTCGGCACTGTACGCTTCTATCAAGATGAACACCTGATTGGAGATATTGTCATCGACCAAGCAGAGCGTTGGATAAGGCATAAGGTATCATTCCCGATACGCCAATCCGATGCTCCGAATATGAGCCTCGGCATATCATCAGAAGTGCCACTTATCGTAACCGCTCCACAACTGGAAGCAGGCAAGCAGCCGACACCTTATCAGGCAACAGATGGTACACTCAACTATACGGAGAAGTATGGTGCCTGGTTTAACCGAGGTGGTGTGGGTGGCACGATGCAAAATCCTCTGCTTAGGTTCAACGATGACGGCTCTATATCCTCGCGTGATGGCTCTTTTGTTATCAATCAGGATGGTACGGGACACTTTGCATCGGGGCGTTTCAAGTGGTCGAAAGATACCATTGAGCTGCGTGATGTAACCATCCGCTGGGAAGACCTCGATGAGGAGGCGCAGGAACAACTAAAACCTCGCTCAGTATCGCTTACGGGTGGCACAACATTTCATTATGCCAATGCTCTTACAGGTGAGTGTGAGCCGCAAAGCATATCCATTATCGCTACGGAGTATAACTTCGAGCCCGAATCACGCAGATGGGAATACCTTGCGGCAGATGGTGCTTGGAGAGATGCAAATAACAACTCCTCGCTATTTGAGTTGGCCGCCAACTATCACGGTTGGGAGGGGCGTGATGTGCTTACTTTACGATACACTGCTTCGCTAAATGGTGAAGAATTTACAGCAACTCATACCATTTTCAAACTTTATGACGGCGAACCATCCTATACTGTATATGTAGAATCGAAGAATGGCACAACATTCCGTAACGGCATAGTCTCAACAACGCTTGTAGCGAGAGTTTACAGAGGTGGCGAAGAGATTACCGCTCTTATTCCAGAGGGCAACTTCTTATGGCGAAGAACAAGCAAAGACACCGCCTCGGATGATATTTGGAACTCTGCAAACCACTACGGCAAGGAACTGGAGATTACCGAAGAGGATGTGTGGTATAAAGCAGTCTTCGATTGTGAAGTAGAGATATCAACAACATTAGAATAACGAACTATGGCAGTCAAAGTAGCAAGAGGACAGGTCACTATCATTGACCAGAACGATGCAGTAACCCTGCAAGCATTCATAGGCTCATCGCAGCCTCTAACACAGGTATACAACAAAGATACTAACGCCTACGCTCCCTCGTGGGCAGCATCGCCGTATCTTATTCTTACGCCTTCGCTCTTTGTGAGTGGCAAGGGCTCTACCGACCAGATTACATCGGTGGGCAATGCCGCATCACTTACAGCAGGTGTCAAGAGCGGCTCGGCAAAGTGGTATAAGAACGGAACGGCAATCACTTCGGGTCAGGATAGTTGTACGATTGGTGCAGCATCGGCCAAGTATGCCCTTACCATCAAGGCAAACCATATGACCGTATCGGCACCGCAGGTACGCTATACCTTTGAGGCAACTTACATCGATGCAAACGGCTTGGAGATTCCTTTCCGTGCAGAGATTCAGTTTACCCAGCACTTGAACGCCGGTGCTATGATTGCTGCTGTGGCATACGCTCCAGATGGTATCGTATTCAAGAACGACGAGGTGGCAACGCTTAAGGCACACTGCGACCTTTGGCGTGGTGCTACCATTGACAACACCAATGTCACCTATGCTTGGGGTATCAAAGACTCGGCTGTATTTGCCAACACTACATTGAGTGCAGCGGCGAACTCTGGCGCAACAACAATCACTGTTGCATCAATCGCCAATATGGAGGCGGGCGGTAAGATTACTATCGGTACTGCTCAATATACCATCTCTTCGGTGAACACCTCTACAAGAGTCGTGACGCTGACATCGGGGCTTAGCGCAGCAGCCTCTTCGGGTGCTACTGTGTCGTGTCCATACTACAATGCGATGCTCGGTGCAGGTTGGGCGTGCCTCTCATCTACCAACCAGCGAGGTGTAACAGCGGGCTGGACAACCAACGAGATTACCATCACCAACGATGCGGTACTCAACTTCGAGACCTTCAAGTGTGCCATCAAGGATACCGACACCTCGGCGGGTAATGCCTCGGCCAATAAGGTTGTGTGCGACATTATCTCGTTTACCGACATGTCGGATCCTATTATCGTGGATTTGGTGAGCCAGAAGGGTTTTACCATCAAGAACAACGGTAACGATGTTGATGCAAAGGCTGTTCTCTATCGTAATGGCGAGGAGTTGGATGCTGATGGTACGGCATACACCTATACTTGGAAGCTATGGAACTCGGCAGGTACATCTGTTGTCAAAACCTATACGGGTAAGAGCATCACAGTTGCCAAGACCGATGTTACGGGCAAGGGTGTACTAATGTGCGAAGTCTCAAAATAACACAACATACACACATCTTTCTTGCGTCGGCGGTGGGCATCGTGCCTGCCGCTGATTTTTTGTAACAGAAAGATTTATCGCCGCAAATGCTAATATTTGTTAAAAATAAATTACTTTTGTGATGGCTTTGCGGCAGAAACCGTAAATGCCGATATATGATAGACGATGGTTGACAACACTTCTTCGCTCTAAACTTCGCAACTTTACAGTTTGAATGAGGTAAGTCAATTCAGGCGTCCATTAAGGATGAATATCCATACACTGCGTTTTATGGCGTAGTGATTGTTGCATATACATCTGGCGTGGGCTGTCTGTGTTGCTTATTCATTCAAACGGGCAGCGAAGGCCTTGAGCGGAGGGTAAGTTGATACAGATACCCACGCTTTTTTTATGAGTTCGCTCGGAAATACGGATTTGTTGGAGCGACATCTTGTAGCCTTCTTCGCTTCTCGCTCGGTCACACCAGAGGCCGAAAGCAGATGCATTGCTTGGGCAGAATCTATTTGCAATACCGACTCAGTTGTCATCAGTGGTTTCCACTCTCCACTCGAAAAGAAGATTCTCAATGTTCTACTCGAACATAAGCATCCTGTCGCACTCTTCCTTGGTCGTGCAATGTATAAGCGCATCCCCGCCGAATATCAGGAGGCTATCGATGAGGGGCGTATGCTTATTGATACCGTTCGTGATTTTGAACGCCATAGTTGGAACTCAGCTCAAACAAGAAATTGGTATGTTGCAGGTATCGCTGATGAGATATATTTCGCACCATTTGATGAGACGAGCAAGCTTTCGCCAATGCATTACCACTTCAATAGATACAGCAATGGTAATGTAAAAATTCTTTAGCCAGCAACCATTACAGCCCATTTTGCCCTATACTTTCATAAAGTGGAAGTATGGCACAAACGCTGATTGCCCGTGGTCAGGCAACAATCACAATACAGAAAGATGGTTACACGATAACCCAGTCACTCGGAGAGTATATTTTCCCCGCAGATCAGAGCGGAAAGATTCTCTCTGCAGTATCTGTTACATCTACAATTTCAGTAACCCTCGGCGACAGTGCCTTCACCAACTTTACTATTGGCACCATCTCCAAACCGACGGGATTCTCATCCATTTCAGTCAATAATACCAATAAGACCGTAACATTTGCTGTTGCGGCTAATACTACCACGCTTGCTGACCACGGCAAGGTAGAGATTCCTATTGTTATATCTGGCACTACCTACAAACTCACTTTCGTATGGTCTAAAGCCAAGAAGGGAGATACCGGTGCAGCAGGTGTGGATGCCAATCTTCTCGACTGGGTTAAAGAGTGGAATACGGGAAAGACGCTTATCAATAGCAATACCGTCATCACTCCCAAACTCTTTGCGGGAACAAAGAATAGCGATGGCACTATTTCGGGTGTAGCCATTGGCTCGTTTGCATTAAGCACTAAGAACTCTTCGGGAACTATTACCACCGAGACGGTAAATGGCATCTATGGCTTCAAGGATGGCTACAAGACCTTCTATGTGGATAATGGAGGCAATGCACAGTTGGGCTATGGTAATGAGTATATCAAGTATAACGCATCCACGGGCAAGATAGAGTTCGGCTCGGCAGTGAGTATGCAATGGGTGGGCGCAACCTACATTGACAAAGATGGTATCTTCACGGGTACGCTCTCTGCCGATACTGTCAGTGCTATCGACATTGCTGCATCTCAGATTACTTCGGGTAAGATTTCGGCAACCTATATCAATACCGATGAGCTCAAATCTACACTTATCACGGCATCGAACATCAATGCCCTGACCCTTACTACAACCAAAGGAACGATTGGCGGTTGGAAGATTGATAGCGATAGCATCTATCGTGGCACAAAGAAGAATACTGCCGCCACCTACACTGCTGCATCAGGCTCGATGACCATTGGCTCTACGGGTATTCGTGGCTATAAGTGGCGTTTGGAATCTACGGGTGCAGGTGCTGTGGCCGGTGGTAATATCTCGTGGGATGCAAGTGGCAATGTAACCTTTGCAAACTCCGTGTCGCTCAACTGGACCGAGCCAATTGATGGCATTACCGAGGCATTAGGTGGAGATGAATTCCCGAAACTGACGAAGATTACTGCCGAAGGTATCTATACAGGCAGTATTACAGCTTCACAGATTACCGCAGGTACTATCTCTGCAGACCGTATTGCTGCAGGGAGTATCACTGCGGACAAACTTGATGCCGCAAGCATTAAGAGCGATATCATCAATACGACCTACATCAATGGTCTGGAGTGTACCTTCACAAAGGGCAAAATTGGTAATTGGACCATCGCAACGAATAAAATCTACAACTCTCAGATTTCGCTCGATGCAGGAAATAAACGTATTGTAGTCTATGCATCAAATGCGACAGCAACTTCTGGTCAGCGTGTACAGATGTTCTATAATTCAGACACTGACTATGGCTTTTATGCAACTGATTATAATGGAAAGTGCATTGTGCACTTAGGTTCTAATAACATAATTGCAGGCTGGCATATTACAACAAATGAGATTGGCAAAGGTAATGTATCACTTGGCAGCGATGGCTCAATAACCAATGGCACCAAGTGGAAACTCAATAATAATGGTTCGGGACAGATTGCTTCGGGCAATATATCGTGGGATGCGAGTGGTAATGTAACTTTTGCAAATGCGGTTTCCGTTGCCTGGACTGAGGATATTGATGCTATAACCACTGCCCTTGGCGGAGATGAGTACCCCAAACTGACAAAGCTGTCGGCCACGGGCGTATATACTGGTACGCTAACAGCAACGCAGGTAAATGCTGTTAGTATTAACGCTTCGAGTATCAAGACGGGAACACTTTCGGCAGATCGTATTGCTGCGGGTAGTATTACTGCTGCAAAACTCGATGCTGCAAGTATCAAGAGTGATATTATCAATACGAACTACATCAATGGCTTGGAGTGTACTTTCACGAAGGGAACTATTGGCGGTTGGACTATCGCTTCAAATAAAATCAGCCACTCTCAGATTGCGCTCGATGCTACAAACAAGCGTATTGCTGTATTCAGCACCACAGGTTCAGCTACTAGTGGTCAGCGAGTACAGCTATACTACAATAGCAATTCGGACTTTGGCTTATTGGCAACAAACTCTAATGGCACGGCCATATTCAGATTAGGTTCATCAAATGCCATAGCAGGATGGAATATCACGACCAACACTATATCCAAGGGCAATGTATCTCTTGGCAGTGATGGTTCTATCGCTAACGGAGCAAAATGGAAACTCAATAATGATGGTTCGGGTCAGATAGCATCGGGCAATATCTCCTGGAATGCTGCCGGTACGGTAACATTTGGAGCCTCTGTAACCGCTCAATGGACTACGGGTATATCTACCGCCAAAGAACTTGCTTCCGCAATGGCCTTTGGCAAGATGCTCTATCGAGATCCGACTTTCACGAAGGGTAACAACTCAATGGGTATCTATAATAACTCCAGCAGTGGTATGGTTACTCACACTCGAATTGCTGACTCAACCGCACCAAATGATAGCGGCTATGTTATCCAAATACAAACCACCGGTGCGGCGACTCCCAATAATGGAGGTTTCTATTTTGGTACTATGTGCAGTAATCGTAAGGTCTTTATTGCCCGTATCATTGCCAAGATACCTGTCGGACATAATTTGCAGTTTGGCTCTAATAGCATCGGAACAGGAGGTAGCAGCCGCTGGCTGACAGCAAATGCAGGTACAGGAGATTGGTGCGAATACATCTACAAAGTTGTGTGTGGTACATCAAACTTCTCGACTACCCATTACTACTATCTCGATGGTACACAAGGAACAACTGATGCTCCTGTGGTATGGCAGATAGCATACGCTACGGTCTTTGATCTGACCTCTGCGGAGAAGTACACCACAACAATTGATGCCAACGGTGTCTATACAGGTACAGTCAAAGCAAATCAGGTTATTATTGACAGCGCATTGGTTGTTGGTGGTAGCAGCTACAATGGCAGCGTCTCGGTGCGTGATGCTAACAACTCCGTAAAAGTTACTCTGGACCGCACAGGCATTACTGCTGTGGCTGGTAAGATTGGTGGCTGGGCAATTGGTTCAAGCTCCTTGACAGCCTCTGCTCCGAGTTCGGGACACAGAATTGTGATGACGAGTTCGGGTTATATCTACCACGATAACCCCAATACGGGTATAGACTACTGGGGACTGAAGTCCGATGGCTCTGCAACATTTGGCACAAACAAGATAAAATTTAATGCTGACGGCTCAGGCTTTGTGGCAAATGGCAATCTGTCGTGGGATGTCGATGGTAATATCACTGCGCAAAAGGGAACCTTCAAGGATGTTGAGGTTATTGGAACGGTCAGAAACCCGTTTATTCTCAATGATAGCAGTATCTATATCGGTATGGAAGACCCTCAGATGAACTTCAATAAGTACGACCATGTAGTTGCCATTCGAGGTTCGTGGGATGAAGATATTCCTTTGCCTTGGACTTTGGAGCATAGTGGCCGCCGTGTTTGCCTTGTGAACTACAAATGGGGCTCAAATACTACTGTGGGCGTTATGAGTATCACCGCACCCAGCGGAAAATACTTCTACGAGGATGGCATCTCTAAAGCCACAATCACCTTCTCGCGCGAGTTGGTTGAGTTGCTTGGATATGGCGATAATACGACCTTCTTCGGTTGGATTGTGGTGAATCGTCTTGATTTAATGACTTCGAAGAAGTATGGTAAAAATATGAAGTTCCTTGCACAGGGAACAGTTACCGTATCGTCTACGAGCAGTTACTCGGTAAAGTACCAAACCTTTGATGGAAACACTATAACTGTTTCACGATTGGGTAAGGGTCAATACCGAGTCTATCTGCCGAGCAGTTGGAATATGTCGGGTTACTTCCAGGTATTCTTGAGTGGTATCTACTCAGCTGTGGATAGTACGCCTATTTATGCCACACTAAAGGCTTTGTATAGCTACTATTTCGATGTCTACACTGCCGATGACAGCAGTACAAACGATGGTTCATTCAACTTCTTGGTGGTTTCTACGGGAGATTGGAAATAATTTTCACTCTCCCGCAACCCTAAACCTTAAAACCACTCTATACTTTAAGAAACAGCAGATATGAAAGTAACAAGCACAATCATTACAAAGGTGGCTGAGGCTACCAGCGAGAATGGCTCCTACAACTTGGAGTACAGCATTACGGACGGCGTGTTGGAGCGTGTCCAGACAACAGTTTTCAAACCCTCCACTACGGAGCAGCGAATTGCAGTCGGCAGTATCTACTATGACCGTGGTAGCGTAACCATCAATATGCCGTTCAACCCCGATATGGCAAAGTATGTTGCCGACGCGACGACACAGATTGAGTCTATCCTCTCAGAGGTGGCGACCATCGCAGCAGAAGTTGAGTAATCACATTAAATATTAACGATATGGAACTTTCAATTAAAGACAGACTTTACCTGCCAACATTCTTGCCTGCTAAAGGCAATTTCAAAGATTTCAACCTCAAAAAGGAGATTCTTCGTAAGATTGCCATCAGCGATGATGAGCGCAAAGAGATTAACTTCCGCGAGAACCAGGAGGACAACCGCCTTGAGTGGGATGTCGAGAAGGAGACTCCGCTAATTGTAGACTTCTCAAAGGATGAGATGGATTATCTCCGTCGCGCGTGCGAGAAGATCTCAGACGAGGAGTTGCCTGACGATATGTGGGCAACGGTAGAACGAGTCTACGACAATTAGTTTATCTTGGTTTTATAGCAATGGCGACCACTCATATTTGAGCAGTCGCCATTACTGTTTGGTATTTCGATTATAAGGCCTTTATCCAATTCGCTATATCATTCAACACCTCTTCTGATATCGTCTCTTCAATTGCTCCATAGTTGAGTGCGGTAGTTGGAGTGCAATGCTGGAAAAGGTGATTCAAATTATCATACTCTTTTATAACACTCTTCTTATTCTTTGGTAAATTTTCCTTGATAACAGGCAAGTTATCAGAGCTCAACACCTGTAAATCCAGTGTGCCATTTAGCGCCATAACCGGACATTTTATTTTGCTGATAGCTTCAGCAGGGTCATATCTCAAGAACCAAGTCAGCCAGTCACCTCCAAAGGTTATGCACTTTGCGAGGTTTGACTTAAAGTTATCCGGCAATGTCAATTGGTTTGTTTGGCACAGTGTTTCAATGTACTCTGACTTGTCAGTAATCTCTTTACCACTTATTCTATCTGTATATACAAGCCTCAATGCAACAGCATAGTCGTCAATCATCTTTTGGGGTACTCCTTGAAGTTGCATCCCGGCACCATTTTGACCAACAATTACATCTATACCAGTAGCAGCAGCACCAGCCAATGAGATAAGAAAATCTACACTCTTATTTGCGCCCATCATAAATGCGATAGTGCCACCTTCACTATGTCCCAAAACACCAATCTTGCCAAACTTTTTCAGGCTACGCAGATATGCTATTCCAGCTTCGGCATCTGCGAGGTTATTCTCTGTCGTAGTATTTTTTGTGGGACCTGTCGATTTACCCACACCTCTGTCATCATATCTAAGTGATGCCACTCCATTTTTGGCAAGAAAATCTGCTATAACCAGGAAAGGTTTGTGGTCAAAGAGTTCCTCATCACGATTCTGGTCACCACTTCCAGAAACCATCAAGACAACAGGAACCGTACCACTCTTGTACCCTTCATAATTTACAGGATATGTTAGTGTTCCCGATAGCTGGACTACCTCCCCCTCGGTTTCATTTGTGAATGATACCTCCTCTGTTGTGTACGCAAAAGGCTCTATGGGCGTTTGAGGTCTTAGCGGTTTATACTCACCTCTTTTAAGCGTTAGCGGGAGTTTCAGCCCGCTTTGAGAGAAAGTTCCAATAAGTTCACCATTGATTAACTCTGCTTCATACGAAGCTCCGATAGCAGACACAGTAACCTTAATAGCCTCGTCGGTAAGGAGGTTTTTGTAGCACCCAATTCCCTTTACACCTTGGTCGGGACTGTCAAGAGTACAAACTACATAACCGTCTTGTTGTTCTATGTTAAGCCCAATATTTAATTCCCTAGAGCCGAAAGAGAGTTTACCAATCCAAGATCCTGCCAATGTAGTTGTATTGTTGACCTCTTGTGCTTGTAGAACCATATTCCAACAACTTAGAGCAAAAAATGCGGATAGAATAAAATGCTTCATATCGTTATATTTTTTAGTTAATCGCCTACAAATTTACCCCCCCCCACGAATTTTCCAAATTTTCGGATGAGAAAGTGAGATGTAGCGCAGTATTTATTTATACCACTTCGAGAGTGTATCAATATCCCTTACATCAACGATGCGTCTGAAATAGCCACACTTCACGCAACTTATCATTGCTTTGGCAACCTCCTCGATCGTATTTGAGAAACCTGGTATCCAAGTGAAGAGCCAATGATACTTACCCCAACCTTGAAGCCGTTTTTGGCCTTTGTATGGCTTCATTCCCGCAGGACGAAAACCATATGCTGCTTTGAATGGCAAATTGCGTAAGTCGCGCTCGGTCTTCGATTTTGTCTGCGACCAGAACTGACGAGATGTTTCACTTGTTCCTGCTCCGCTGACATAGATAAAGACAAACTCGCGTTTCGGACCAATAGCCGCAGCAAAGTGCATCGTAATCTCGTATGAGAGGTGGTAGTAATCCTCTTTCGACATTCCGATATTACTCTTTCCTGCACAGAAGAAGCAAGCGTCATAACCCTGCAACTTCGGATCATCTACAGGCAGTGTCATAAAGTCTTCTACGATATACTCTTCGAGCTTGGGGTGCGAAATCTCGCACGGACGACGGCTTACGCTCAGCACCTTCTCTACCTCCTCTCTATCAAGACACGCAAGCAATATACCTTCGCCAACAAATCCAGTTGCTCCTGTAAGTATAATCTTCATATTGATCCTATTCGTAACACAAAAATATACAAAATATCTCAAATGGAATTATGATTTCTCAATAATGTATAAACCTCCACAACAAAACTCCGCTACTCTTACATAAAGAATATAGCAGTGGCAAGACAAGATATAACAATGGATGCCGAGTATGGCGAGGTGGAAACTTCCGGTAATATTGCCGGTAAGACATTCTACGAGTGTCGTCTGCTCGATAGCGTGGAGGGTGCGGATAACGATAATTATCGCTATTGTGAGATTATCGTTCCTGCAGGCTTTATGCAGTCGTACAGCGACAGCAAGGGCATCTATATTGTTTTGCCTTACACACCAGATAGGCGCTTTCTTTCCATATTTTTAGTTGAACAATTTGGTTCGGGTGGCACGGAGTTCCTACGTAACAGCGTATCTGGTTCAATATGGTTCCCGGTCATGGTGGAATCGACTTCGGGGAACTCCGCTATCACCCTTGCCGAACTCTATTCGCTCAATGAAGATGGCATCTTTAACCTCCTCTTGCGAGATGGTTATCTTGCTATCTTCTCGGGCGAGGAGACTGATTTTGATATCGGTGTAGCCAAAGCACAAAACGAAACTTTCCTATTGAAAGCCTCGGCAGGCAATGTCTACCAGCACCCGACAACAGGCGTAGGACTTATCGACTTCCTGCACTCAAGTTTGGAGAACAATGGGCTTGCAGCTAAGTTGCAGGCAGAGTTTTTATCTGATAAGATGATTATTCAGAACGCATATATGGACTCCGTAACAGGAGAGCTGCTATTAGAAACTGTGGAAAAGGAGGACAACAATGGGTAAGTATAGAGTTATAGCGGGTCAAAACCTCTACGATATCGCACTACATATCTACGGTAGTATCGAGGGTATCGTTGATTTGATGATGTGTAATACAGACCTTTCGTTGGATACAACGCTCAAGGTTGGTGATGAACTTATCTACTCAGATGACTTTATTATCAACGCCGATGTTGTTGCCTACAACGAGATGCACGGCATTGTTCCCTCTAATGGCGAGCACCATGTATATCCAAAGATCTTCACAAAGCCCCTCGCTGTAGCTTTCTCACTACCTACGGAACTTCTCAATGTGCAGTGCTCGGTATCGGGCATAGGCACATTGGAGATTGATTGGGGCGATAATAGCGATACAGAAATAGTAACCTTGACTGACAAGCCTCGCATACTCAAACACACCTTTGACAGCAAGGTTCGTAAGCGTCGCCGCATACGCTGGTTTACCGATGCCTATTTCAAGCAGGTGGATTGGAGCGGATTCAAACCAAATTCGGTTGTTATCCTGCGACCTCTGCCTATCGAGGAGTTGACCATTAAGGATGCAACACTTACGCTCGATAGCCTGCAAATGGTTACGGGTATCTACTCGCTCAACCTCTCGGGGCTTACCTCTGGCAACCTCAAACCTCTTGTCGAGTGCCGTGAGTTGATGGAGTTAAATCTTACCGATGCACGCATAAAACCTACCGTGCTTGATGATTGGCTTATCGCTATGGTTGAGAGGTACGGCAATCGCCGTAACTGCGAAGTAACCCTCACGGCAGTACCTACGGGCACCTACCAAGAGCCTGCACGCAATGCAGATACAGGTAAATACATTATCACTTCGGGTATGGAGGCGATATGGGTTATCACCCACGAGGAGAGTTGGAATGAGGGTGGTAAGTGGAAGTTTATCATTAACGACAAGGAGTATTCTGTATGAGTAGAACTATAAAAGATATATACAACGCAGCCGTTGTGGAGCGCAACAAACGCCTCGAACTCTCAGAGTTTAAGAGTGACTCGAAGATGTCCGTAATGAACGGCATCCTCTGGGTTGTAGCCGCTGTGATTTACAGTTTTGAAACACTCCTCGATGTCTTCGCTGTGGATATCACCGAAGCAATAAATGGGCGTATCAATGGCACGCCAAACTACTATGCCAATGCTCTGTTGCAGTATCAGCAGGGCGATGAGTTAATAGTAAGAGAAGATGGTCTTGCCTTTGGTTATGCCGCAGTGGATGAGACAAAGAGAATCATCACACAGGTATCGTATGTTGAGAGCACCGATGACCAGAATATCGACAGCAAACTAATCTTGAAGGTAGCGACAGGCACAAAGGGCAACCTTGAGGCTATCCCTGCCGAGGAACTTGTGCCTATCAATGCCTACATCGGCAAGTTGAAGTTTGCAGGCACTCGTGTTGAGGTAATATCCACCAAGGGTGATGTGCTTATCCCGCGCCTCACGGTCTTCTATGATGGAGCAATCCCAGAGTCAGAGATGTACGATGCCATCGAGGCGCAACTCAAGGAGTATGTGATGAACATCGAGTTTGATGCGGCAGTCTATGTCTCACGCCTTATGGATGCTATACGCAAGGCCGAGCATATCACAGATGTCTATGTCGATGAGGCGGCCACACCCGAGCAAGGTGTATTTATCGCCTGCCACGATACGGATGGCAATATCCAGCCTATGCAGCGTGTACACCGTATGACCTACACCGCTTCGGGCTATTTGAAGGAGTCTTCGGGTAAGGATGAGGAGGCCGACCTGCCTTCGTTCCGTGAGGCTATAATCCTTAAAGTGGAGAACCATGAGCAGGTATAAGTTACCCATAGACAGAACAGTTAACCGTCTTGTTCCGCACTACCTTGCGGGGCGGCGGTTTATACTATTTGTGCAGAGCGCACTCCATCCGCTGCAAAGCATCAATGAGTGGTTCCGCTCCTTTGCCCGTGAGAAGCATATCGAGGCACGAATGACATCGCAGGTTCTCTACTTTGAGTGGTTCCTGAACTATAAGTTCTCGAAGTATTTCAAAGATAGCCGCGACAGAATTTTCATCAAAGAGAGCGAGAGTGTCGGCGTGGATCTCTACCACGAAGATGCCGAGTATATGCGCCCCTGCACGGTGTGGTACAATGGAGAGTCCATCACCGCTACAAGCGAAGACGAGCAGCCCAGACCTTTCTACCGATATGTGGAAGAGAAGCTCATAAATAAAGTCAGCTTTATGGTCTGCGTGCCACCCATTAAGATACCACCACAGGACCTGGTCTATATGCTCTCGTATGTGGTGAATACCTACAAGATAGCAGGCAAGACCTACCTGATTAAGATTGACACAGAGGAGTACGAACCAAACAAGAATACCAAATAATGAAAGAATATGTAGCAGAGACAGGTGGCCGATACACCTATTCGGATGACATCTTAAACCTTCAGGAGTTGGCCCTGAGTATGAGCACTATCTTTGATGGTTGCTCGGACTTTATCATTTCGGGCTGCACGGTCGAGGGCTCAACCATCTCGCCCGGCTATGTATGGCTGGGTGGTAAGGTTCGCCACTTTGAGGGCGTTACGGATGCCGTCTTCCCATACTATATCTACGAGAGCAATCGCCACGAATCGGTTGTCTATGCCAATGAGGTCAATAAGCGTGGCCGCACCTGCTACCTATGTGCTGCGGGCAAGACTATCCCTACAACCACAGACCCAGTTACAGGCAAGATTCCTGCGGCTATCGAGCTCAGGGCTGACTATGCCCCTCGCTTTATCGATAAGTTCTTTGGTCGCTATGCCGTGCTGCTTGAAACGCCTTTCCAGCGCCAGACAATCAAGAAGGATTTGGTGCTGGCAGGTGTGTTTACAGCCAACAAGGAGATAAACTCAAAGACGGCAGTTTCTGTAAGTGGCGAGAATGGATACTCGCTCAAAGGTATAGTCAAAAGCGATGGCAATGCTTCACTCGGAGCGTACCTGAACGGTCTTTTGGTCAATGAGATTGTAATCCGTACAGACGGTACATTCTCATTTATGAAGCAAGGCAAGGAGTTGGCACGAGTAACGGGTGATGGTATTTCGTATGGCACATCACTCAGCGACAACTCACGCATCGGTGCAATCCATATTCAGGGTTGCGACATCTACAATACGCAGGATGTTACCGATGAGGGTGCAGTGCGTATCAACTACTACGGAGTAGAAGGTGGCGGCACGAAGTTTCGCGACTTTGCGGTCTATGATGGCAAGCTCTCTTTAACACCCATCTTCAAAGTCATTGGCAAGAGTGCTACGGCACAGGTCAATGGACTCTTCTCGGTACATAGTGCCGGACGAGGCATCGACCTCTGCAATACCGCCTATACCAAAGATGATCCGAAGTTGCAAAATACACTCTCGTGGCGTGATAGTACGGGAGCAGTGATTGCAACCGTGGGCTTTGACACAGCAGACAGTTATCGCTTTGTGGTCCGCAATGCTTTGGGCGATATTGTTATTGCTCCGCTCGGCTCGGTGGATATCATCGGCACGCTCAAGGTCAATGGCAAGTCTGTTGCCGATACCTATGTTACCATTGACGCCTATACAAAGGGTATGGCGGGTAAGGTCGATAAGGTCGAGGGCAAACAGCTCTCTACCGAGGATTTTACTACTGAGTACAAGCGTAAACTCGATGCTATCTCCACAGGTGGCATCAGCGAAGGTGGTACAGGCTATGTAACATCGGGTGCCGTTGCCGAGGCGTTGAAGACAAAACTCTCTGCCGACCAGAATCTACGCGATGTGATGGATAAGGGTGCCGCAAGAACAGCACTTGATGTCTACTCCAAACCCGAATCCAAAGAGGTATTCTTGCAGATTTCGGAGGGCTTGCAGGAGTTGGTACGCCTTACAGCCGATGAGGTCAATAACCTTACACCGGAGCAGGCACAAGCACTCAAGGCGGAGCGTCAGGCGGCTGTGCGTGCTACGCTCGATGCCGAGAGGGGTGGTACGGGCGAGCAGAAGCTCACAAAGACCTCCAACCTCAGCGACCTTGCGGATAAGAGCAAGGCACGCCGAAACCTTGAAGTATACTCGACAACGGAGATAGATAATATGATGGCCGGTAAGCTCGGCACCGACTCGGCATATCAGGGAATCATCTTCACCTCGGAGATGCGTGATAAGCTGAACAATATCGAGACCGGAGCCTTTGCCTATACCGACCAAGATGGCAAGTCACATTCACAGGTTGAAGGCTATGTCCTCACCTCTGCCATAGTCAAGGAGCTTAAGAAGAAGGCCAACTGGCTGCTTGATGGCTATAATTCAACCGAACTCGCAACCATAGCCAAGAACTTGGAGCTATATACCCGCACTGGTGCTGATGGCCGCTTTGCCCGTATGGAAAATCTCTTCCAGGACTACATCAACTACTTGGTGGCACAGGGCAAGACATCTGCTCAGGCACAGGCTCTCCTACGTGAGAAGTTGAACCTACTCTCGAAAGATGAGATTGTCAAGGACTACTTGCGTAAGGACGCTAAACTCACAGACCTCGTGTTGGGCAGTGCCGAGTCGCAGCGACAGGTATGCCGTACACTCGGTGCAGCCTTTGCTGAGGATTATCAGCCACTGCTCATCGATACAGGTTGGATGCAGATGGAGAACAGCGGTCAGGGGACAGATACCCGCAACCTCTTTGTTCGTCAGATAGGCAGCATCGTATCTATACAGGGAGAGATTAACACCGCCAAGCGTGATGGTAGCAACTGGGGAGGTGTCATAGCAATGATACCAAATAAAATTCAACCTCCGAAGTATAGTGTACGCTGTACGGCAGCCAACTGGAACGATGACCATAAGTACAACCGAGGCTCGTCGTTTACCATCTATGGCGGTCAGCGTAAGTTGCAACTCTACGAGCGAGGCTTCTATAATATAAACTGTCAGTTAAACTTCACATACTTTGTCTAATGAAAAAGAGAATCAATGTAACGGGCGACATCGAGAGTCGCAGGCGTATTGCCGAAAGGCGTATCCCACAACATGTAGAACCTGTAAAGAGCACCCACGATGGAAGAGAAAAAGACGAAGCGGAAGAGACGCCGCACCAGGAGAGTAAAGATATCAGATCGAGGAAGAGGAAGGCCGAAGGGGACGCTTAGGCGTTTCCCCTTCGATGAGACACGCATAGGCTTTATGCTCCGCTATGAGATGCCCATAGTCTATGGCATTCTCAAGCAGCTTTGCGGTATGCAGACACCCTTTGAGCCTGAATGGTGGGTTATCGACTCTGTTGCCAAAGCTTCAAAGGATACTTCGTATAAGAAGCCGAAGTTCCAGCGATACCTCAATGAGTACAAGGAGAAGGGGTGCTACTGCCTGCGTGGCAAGGTGATGACCCCGAAGCGTCAAAAATACTATGATAGTGTCCAGCGACATAAGACTCAGGAGTATATCCGCAAGAATCATATGACACTGAAGCGTCGTATCCAGAAGCAAGCTATTGATGAGGATATGACACTTGAAGAAGTTAATAATATTATTAAAACCAGAGTGCAAAGCACTGACTAACAATAATATGTAAAACATTCATATAAAACTATTGTCGTTCAGCAAATTATACATACCTTTGTACTCCGACCGCTCAAGGTCCTTCTATTTGTCAAATGAGTATCCACTCTTTTTAGGATACAGTCAGCGAGACTTTTCTCCCAATTTTTTCAGTTGATAACGGATGGTGAAACCGAACCCGTCCGTCTGTTTCCAGATTCACGATGCACCTAATAGTGTATCGTCTTCGGGCATTTTTTAATCCATAAAACAGTTTTCAGATGCAAGAAGATTTGGAAAAAAACAATGGCATGGAATCGATGTCCATTGAGGAGATGTTCCTGAAGAGTCAGGAGTCGTATGAAGATGCGCAACTACGCGCACAGGAAGAGAATCGGAGCTTTGCCCGCACGGAGTTCTTCCGTATGGACAAATTTGGCGTTTACCGTCTGCGTATTCTGCCTATTGCCCCTAATCAGGATGGTACGCCATCACGCCCGGGCTATGAGTTCCCCGTACATCAGTTGTTGCTCGAGTTGGAGAAACCGGGCAACGGTGCTAAGGCTTCAAAGATGTATGTTACCGTCACTCGTGCTACGGATGCAGGTTACAGCGTAGATCCTATCGAGACCTACCGTAAGTTGGCCGTTGCTGCTGCCAAGGAGATGGGCGATGAGAAACTCGCCGAGAAGATTGACGGAGGCTCATTTGGTGGTGGCTTGAAGTATGGCTATGGCCACTGCATGTATGTCTATGACCTCAGCGAGCGTGGTAAGGGTCTGCAGATGATGACACTCTCGCACGCGCAGTTCAAGGAACTCGATGAGCGTAAGTTCAAGCTCTGGTCGAAGAAGTTGCAGAAGAACCCGAGCTATCCTTGTCCTATCTCATCGGTACGTGAGGCATATCCTGTGGAGATTGAGAAGCGTAAGAACGGTGCCAAGACCGAGTATGTCATCTCTATCGACAACGAGTCGGATACGCTGCCTCTGAGCCGTGAGGAGCTCACAGCACTGCTCGCTGCACCTCGTATTCCCGAAATCATCTACCGCTACACACGCTACCACCTCGGTGCTACCGTGGAGTTCCTCAAGCAGAGCGACACGCTCTATGGCATGAACCTTATGGAGAGCGACGAGATGAAGGAGGTCATCGCAACCCTCGCCGCAGAGTTGCCTAAGGATGACACCTCAGAGTTCTCGTTCGACCGCCGCTCAAAGGATAACAAGGAGAATGAGCAGAATGGCTCAGGTCCGCTCTCGCTCGACGACCTCTTTGAACGCTACGAGGAGTTGCAGGCCGAGGGTCTTGGTGACAAGACCGAGGAGGGTCAGGAGCTCCGTGCAATGATTCGAGGCTACATCGACCAGGAGCGTCTACCTATTCGCATTACCCGCTCTACCTCTAACCGTGAGTTGCTCGATATGATTGAGCGCGAGTTGGAGGGGCCCAAGCCCGAAGAGGAGACGGAGGCAGAGAGTGATGATGAGGAGCAGGCCGAGGAGCGTCCACGTCGCCGCAGATAACCCTTTTATAAGCTAAAATTTTCTATAACCGACGGGAGGTGAAACGCCTCCCGTCTTAACCCTTACACGCTTATGAAAGGACATTATCCCTGCCTATTACTACTGAACGATATACACATATCGAAAGATAACATCCCTGCATTCAAGGCCAACTGGCAGGAGGCTATCGACATATGCAAGAAGATGGATGTCAAGGAGATTGCCATCGGTGGCGACCTCTTCTTCTCGCGTGCCGCACAGACGCTCGATGTGCTGCTGGCAGTCCACGATGCACTGCTCACAGCGGCCGAACACGGCATACATGTAACCATTGCCGAAGGAAACCACGACAAGGTAAACCAGGAAAATGAGCGTGGCTACTGCCATGTCTTCGACCAGCACTCAAATGTATTGGTGTGCGATGAGTATGTGTCGTTGCCATTGGGTGATGACTGCCGCTTCGTGCTTCATATGATGGGCTACTTCCCCGAAGATGGCTCATTCTGCACACGCCTTGACCGCCTCAAGGAGGAGGCTCTCGACCCAAAGCGACTCAACTTCCTCTATATCCACGAGGGTATCAACGGAGCGTTGGCACAGCCCAACGACAAGGAGTTGCCCGCAAAGATATTCGAGGAGTTCGACAAGGTATTCGTAGGACACTATCATAACCGCACAATCATCGACAAAACCCGCATTGAATATATCGGATCATCGCGTCAGCACAACTTCGGCGAGGACGAGGAGAAGGGCTACACTGTAATCTACACTGACGGCTCGCACGAGTTTATCAAGAACCAGGCGAACACTCGCTACCGAGTGATTGATGTGGTGGCGGAGCGTGCCGGTCTTCACCTTATGGACGAACTCAGAGAGATTGATGCCGATGGTCGCTACAAAGTCAAGGTGCGTGTTCATGCCCCGCAGGCTGCTATGAAGTCGGTGGATAAGGCTGCTCTTCTTGATGCAGGAGCCACGAAGGTGGAACTTATTGCCGATGATGAGGAGATGTTAGAGGTTGCAGCCTCTTCGCTCTTTGAGAAGTTCGACAGCCACCGCATCCGAGAGACCTACGAGGAGTTCTGCCGCGAGAAACAGATTGACGATGTAGCAATCGGATTGGAGTATTTATCTAAAATCGAAGGACAATGTGGAAATTAAAGAGTATAGAGGCCGAAAATCTGTGTGCCTTCCGCTCGCTGGCTTATACGCTGCAACAGGGAGTAACAACACTGATTTTTGGCAATAATAAGGACAACGACTCCCAGCAATCAAACGGTGCCGGGAAGTCAGCTCTCTTGGAATGTATAGCCGTGGGACTCACAGGTAGCCCGCTGCGTAAGATACGCACCGAGGAGATTATTAACGATGCCGCCGAGCAGTGCCGCATCACTCTACACCTTGCAAATTACGCATCGAATGAGGAACTAATCATCGCTCGCTCGATACCTCGCAAGGGAGCATCGACAGTCGCCTGCAAACTCTATCGAGGAGGCGAACTCGTAACAACTGACGAGGCTGTACAGCACTCTGTAGATGCCTACAACAAGTATATCTTGGAAAAGTTGGGTATCACACGCGAAGAGTTACTCAACAACTTTATCCTGTCGAAGTATCGCTACGAGGATTTCCTGTCCTCGTCGGATAAGGAGAAGAAGGAGATTATCAACCGCTTCTCCAACGGCATCTTGGTAGATGAGGCTATCGCTCGTGTCGAGGAGGATATCGAGCCGCTCAGCAGTGAGCAGCAGAAGATAGACCTCGAATTGGCCGGCATCGATGGTCGTATCGAGATGTTGCAGGAGCAGATTGCCAAGGAGGTTGTAGCAGGTGAAGAGCGTGGCCGCAACCGTGAGACACGCATCACCGAGTTAGAGGAGGCAATAGCCTCAAAGCGTGAGTATATCCGCACCCACAAGGAGACTCTGACCGGTATAGATGCAACTATCGCAGAGGTGGATAAGGCAGACAAAGAGTTGCAGGCATTGGAGTCATCGGACACCTTTTTGGAGGAGTGCTTGAAGGCTATTGATGCTGTGATGACACTGTTGCCTGATGCTCGCCGAACAGACTGGAATCACACGCTAAAACTCAAGAAGGAGGATTTATTGCTTGCTCAGTCTTCGCTCGAAAACCTCGATGCTTCGGTAAATCACGCCGAGGCGGTATTAAAGGAGAAGTACGATGCCTTTGAAAAGTTCAAGGTGCAGTACACCGACTTTGTTACGAAGTATGGTTACAAGTGCGAGGAGTACAGTACCCGCTTGCAGGAGATAGATAAGACGCTCCGCAGCCTCGCTTCACGCCTTGAAGAGTTGCGCCGTAAACGCCGAGTAATCTCTGCGGGTATTGACGAACTATCAAATAAGTTGGCAGGCTCTATCACCTGTCCGAAGTGTGGCCACGAGTTCTTGGTGGCACAGCCAAACTTCGACATCGAGGCAGGAACCAAGGAACTCCGCCTACGCCAGCAGCAGTTATCAGAGATTAACGGCAATATCGAAGCCGAGCAGAACTCTTCGGAGGAGGCTGAGATGCAGCAGAGCAAGCTCAACAGCGAGCGACGCACATTGGATAGCGACCGTTCACGCTGGGAGCAGGAACTCTCGGACCACGAGCGAGCTGTATGCAGTGCTACAAGCGAGGTAGAGCGTGCCGAACACAACCGCAGACGCACCAAGGCAGAGGTCGCAGCAATGCAGGACGAGATAGACAGCATACGCAGAAAAGCCTTTGACGAGTTCTTCGGAAACATTGATGAGCGTAATGCAACACTCAGCCGTGAGCGTCGAAAAATCGTAGAGGATATTCGCTCTGCAGAGTGTGCCATAGAGACCTTGCAGGAGACAATCCGTGAGGTAAACGAGATGGCTGCCGAGGATCTTACACTATCGCTACGCAAAACATTGGAGCAGGAGAAGCAACGCTCGATGGAGACTGCCAAGCGTAAGTTTGAGGTTGATGATAAGGTACGCGCCTTAGAGGTGCAGCGCGAGCGATTCGTGCAATTCAAGACCTACCTTGCTAACACCAAGATTGAGGCTCTCAGCCGCATCACCAACGAGTTCCTGATTGGCATCGGCAGCGATATCCGTATTCGCTTTGATGGTTACACGGTACTCAAAAGCGGTAAGGTACGAGAGAAGATCTCAATCTCACTGTTGCGTGATGGTGTTGAGTGTGGCTCGTTCGGAAAGTTCTCGGCTGGTGAAGCGGCACGAGTGAATCTCGCAACAATCCTGGCGATGCAAAAACTTGTCAATGCCAACTGCGATGATGAGAAGGGACTGGACCTGTTGGTGCTTGACGAGATTCTCGAAGCAGTAGATGAAGCAGGACTATCATCGATGTTCGATGCTCTGAATGCTTTGGGTGGCACTGTCCTCGTAGTCTCGCACGGCAATGTTGCCGAAGGTTATCCCCACAAACTTGTAATAACGAAGGAGAATGGAGAATCACGCATCGGAGAATAAGGCCCTGAAGCACGACGACATCCTCGCCTTGGATGTGGCAACACACTGTGGCTACTTCTCGAAACACGAGGCTGGTACTTGGAATCTCACCGAGAGCCGACGGCGCAACGACAACAAGATGCACGGCTCATTCCGCTCGCTGCTCATAGACTTTATCCGTAAGTACGACATAAAGCAGATTGTAGCCGAGGATGTGAGCATTAACCGCCACTTCTACGACCTCAGACGATTGTCAGAGTTGCGTGGCGTGCTGTTGGAGGTCTGCGATGAGTTGAACCTGCCCGAGCCTGAGTTTGTAAACCCTGCCGCACTTAAGAAGTGGGCGACGGGCGATGGACACGCCACGAAGTCAAAGATGGTAGAGACCTGCAAAAAGTATGGTTATGTGCCTACGGACGACAACGCAGCCGACGCTTGTCACCTATTCTTTTATTACATACGCAAACACAGATTGTAAAATGACCGCATAGATTCGGGCGGTGACAAGCCGCCCACTTTTTTAATTGACGCTCTTCGAAGCTGACAGATTAGGACATTTCAGATTGAGTTGAACCCCTTTTCAGTTAGAAGAGTGGACAAGAAAGATGTGTTAAAAAAGACGGCGGCAATCCCTGATGATGAGTCCGCCAAACGAAGGGCTCGACTACTGCAAAAGTATGTGATGCCGCATAAAAATCTTGTGTATAGCATTTGTATCAAGTACACATACAATCAGGAAGATATAGAAGATAACTATGTCGAGGCATTGGTGAACTTCTACAAGTATATGGACAGCTACGACCCTACAAGACCAGTGAAAACCTGGATCTATGCAGTGACAAAACGCCTTGTGGCTGACCTCAATAAGCGTAATAAAACCCGTACTCCGCCAGACGATAGTGTCGATGTAAAAGAGTTGCGCTCCACATTGTTGGATGAGTGCAGCCCTTCGGCGAACTGTATGGGTATGAATAACTATAAGGACTACTACAGCGACGAGATTCTCTGGGCGCTCGAACAGATAAAACCTATCTACCGAGAGGCTTTCCTGTTGCAACAGGCGGGTTATAAAATTAGTGAGATAATGGAGATTACCTACCGCAACGGAACGCTCCAAACAAAGAATGTCGAAACGGTAAAGAGTCGTCTGTTTTTGGCAAAGGCACAACTAAGAAAATTACTTACAAGAGATGGAGAAAAAAGAGTGGATTGAAGGGTGTACAAAGGTGTTCACGAGATTAGCGAATGAGACTGTATGGGATAATTTTAAGTTTCCCAAAGGCGGTCAAGTTGCCCGTGTCTTAGGTGAGTGCTATGATTCTCTTTCCAAGGAGTATAGGATTAGCTATGATAGACTTGTAGACTTCTGCATTTGTCAAGTAAGTGCAATAAGTAGATATCGAGACTCTTACCGTGGTAGGTGGAATATCACACACTCATTTGGAGAAAAGGCTCAATGCCGCTATCGACAATACAACAAGAGGCGCCGATATAGTGATACGCAATGGCTTGCTCGACATAAATTGAGCAAGGAGTCCTTAGTATCCTTAATTCGAGATCGCAGTCATCACCCTTTGGAACGGTACATATATCCTCAGTATGAGGAAGTAACAAAGCGAAAGTGGCACTCATCGGATTACGGATATATCATTTGTGGTGCATCAACCCAGATGTGGACACCGTTTTCTCCCACTTGCCAGAAATGTACTAAAGCATCGCTATGCAGAGAGCGAACAGAGCATGTTTTACACGAATTGTACAGGTTGCGTATAGAGGCCTGGAATAAACACCTTCTCAATGAGTAACACTACAAAAACATTAAGCATAGATTTCCTCTACGAGCTTTATGCAACGGCATTGAAGCAGGAGCATATCTGTAATATCGTTTCGCAACATATGCGTAAGGAGTATCTTCCTGATACAACCTTTCAAAGTGTTCATGCTGCGATACGAGCACATTATCTTGCATATAACGAGGCTCCTACATATGGAGTATTATTGCAAAAGTTTACTGAGGATGATGATGCTACCGAGTGTATCAATACCATACAAGACTACGACGAGGGGCAGAATCCCGAGGCTATTATTGATATGCTTGAGTCTTACATCAAAGCCGTTAGACTCCAAAAGGTGTATGCAGAAGTTGGTAAACTATACAATGACCAACAGCAGAACGCCGCAGAAAAAGTGCTTCGTGAGTATGCTGAATGGGTAGCTGGGTTTACCTTGAAAGGCTCGTCTTTCGTAGATGTTGCCAAAACATTTATGGAGCGTTATGAGGCAAATAAACGCAGAGAACTTGCCGAAGCACAGTCAGGAGCCGCACAAGTATGTCGTTTCTATATTCCTTTTCTGGATGACCTGAACAACGGAAGAAATCTCCGTGGCCAACTTTCGTGTTTTCTTGCATCAACCGGTGTCGGTAAGTCGCATATAGCAAAGTGGATAGGAGTGAGAGCTAATATTGATGATAGACTCAATGTGCTCCACTTTCAGTTGGAAGGCTCGGAAGAAGAAGCCTTGAACGCATATTCCGGTGGACTTGTATCAAAGAGTGCTTACTACTTTGAAAAAGGCATATTCGACGAGGTACAGATAGCAGAGTTCAAAAAGCAAATTGATTCGTACCACGGTAGTATTTTAGTACGCAGTTACCCACGATTCAATGCTCAAGTCTCAACCCTCGATATAAAGAATGGCATTACAGAGTATCGCAAACTGGAAGGTCATAACCCTGACATTGTAATTATTGACTCTATGGATTTGCTTACCGATGCTACGCGCCGCAATTGGGGAGCGGAGCACGAAAGATCCAAGCGTATTACCGTTGCTAATGACTTAAAAGACCTTGCCGCCGATGAGAATGTATGGATGGTTGTAACCTACCAATCTACGATTGAAGATAGGGAGTGGCTGAATGATGAGCGCAATGTTCTAACGGAGTACAATTGTGCTGAGGCAAAGGGCCTCGCTCGCCCTTGTACTCACCTTATATCCTTGAACCAATCATCTGCAGAGCGACAGGAAAACATTATGCGTCTACATATCGCCAAGAGCCGTTTCTTCAAGAAGGGTGCTACTATTAGAATCGCAACTGACTACGATAATGAGATATTCTACGATAATCAGAGAACCTCTACTTTATCGCAAGAATAATTTTTTGCTCACTTTATAAACTTTAGCTCCTGCACTTCGACTATTCCTAAGTATATGGATTTATCAGCTAAGGAATATCAGCATTTGGTGCAGGAGATAGCACGCGAGACGGGCGCAAAGCGTGACGGTACGGGTAAGAACCTTATCGTGCCGCGTTGCCCCTTCTGTGGCAAGTCGGGAGGTAAGTTCGGTATCTACATTGGACCGGAGACTGCCCGCCGTGAGCCCTTTATGGCGCACTGCTTCTCGTGTGGCAAGTCTACACGCACCCTCGGGCAACTCTTGGAAGCCATAGGTCGTATGGATCTGATGGTTACGCCTACGGCAGATATTACCGCCCCCTTGCAGTTTGTTTTGGGTGTGGAGCCGGAGGAGATTGACGATATGTTAACCATAACCGAGTTACCGGACTTCTATAAGCGTACATTCAGTCACCCATACCTCAAAGAGCGTGGTTTTACATATGATGATTACGACTATTTTCCAGTGGGCGTAACCAACCGCCTCAATCCTCGTTTTGAGGATTATGTGATATTTCCTATCATTGACAACGGGGAAAATGTGGGCTTCGTGGGTCGTCATACCTGGTCGAAGAGTGATATCGATGCCCATAACCGCAAAGTCAAGTACAATGGCGGCTTCAAGATACTGCGTTATCGCAACTCCGTCAATAACGACTTCTCCAAACTACTATATAACTACGATGCTATTCACGAGGGTGAGACCGATACGGTTATTCTCGTGGAGGGCATCTTTGATGTTATAGCCCTAACCCGCAAGCTGGAATTATACGACAATCCCAGAGTGGCTGTTGTAGCGACCTTTGGAAAGAAGATCTCCGATGTCCAGGTCTATAAACTCCAATGCAAGCGAGTTCAGACGGTGATTGTCGGCTACGATGGAGATGCTGTTGAGCCTGTAAAGAAGGCTGCCAGCAGACTCGCCAAGTACTTCACTGTCTTTGTGGCCAACATCGCTGATGCCCATAAAGACTGGGACGAAATGAGCGTGGAAGAGATATTCGAAATCTTTGTTCAACGCCTTCAATCGCCCTCAAACTTCAAACTACGAAAGGTTCAAGAGTTATGATGCAGGAACTAATTCAGTGGCTCAATGCCCAAAACATAGACTATACTACCATCGACAATGAGGTCGTAGAAATCCCGAACTTCGGCAAGATGTTTCTTGCTGACCTGTCGGGTGTTGAATCCATCTTCAAGAGCAAGGATGGCGAAGTGAGGTTCAACCTTATGGAAAACCCGCAGGAGCTGCAGGACGAGGGAATCTTCTATGTGGCGTTCCCATTTGGTAACAACTGGTATTACTATGATCTGCGAGAAGAGTTTCGTTTCAATATCTTAAAGCATATAGGCACGCCAAAGCCCTCGAAGCATAATATTCCGTTTGTCAATCTCGGCGTGCATACGCCTTTTGAGCTGCTTAACGCATCTGGTTCGATAGATGGTCTATGTCGTAAGGCAAAGTGGCTTGGGCATACAGCCGTGGGCATTTGTGACCGCAACACAATGGCCGCCACGCTCAACCTGCAAAAGGAGTGTGCGAAGGCAGGGCTTAAACCCGTGTTTGGCTATACTCTTACAATGCTGCATAACGAAACAAAAGTCGAGATAAAGATATACGCTCTCAGCAACAAAGGACTGCATAACCTGCTCAACATTCAACGAGAGGTGATGGTAAACTCCGAGGATGGCGTCATCGAGTACTCGAGGCTATTTCTCTATGCTGAGGGGTGTGTCATAGTCTTCGCCACTCGCTCGGCGTATTGGATGACGGAGAATCCTCGCCATGTTGAGCGAATGAAGGAGCGGTTCGATGCCGTCTACTATCAGATTGATGGCAATGAGTATAAGGCAGACCGCATAGACCGTGAGAAATTAGCCGCACTGAAACACTACTTCGAGAATTGTTACGATACCGTAAACGATTCGTTCAGCGTAGAGCCTATTCTTATAGCAGACAGTTACTACATAGACCGAGATGATGCTAAATCAAAAATTGTGCTTAATAAGATTGCTACGGGTGCAGCCCACGAGCAGAGCGAGGAGCAATACTTCAAAAGTGTAGATGAGCATTACAACACTCTGCAACCACTCTTTTCGGAGAAGTGGGACTTTGACAGACTCTTTGAGAGGATGTGCCGACATACGGTGGATATTGCGGAGCGTGCCGATGCAGCCTTTGAGACGGGAAAGATGTTTATGCCCGAATATATGATGCGCCCCGAGGAGCAGGAACGCTATGGCGATAGACGCACGATGTTTCTTCGCCTGCTTGATGAGGGACTTTCGGAGAAGATCCCGGAGACGAAGCACCAAGTTTACAGAGAGCGATTAGATGAGGAAGTGTATATCATTGAATCGACTGACAATGTGGATTACTTCCTTGTTCAGTGGGATATGGTGCGTGAGGCAAAACGCCGAGGCATTGCAACGGGCATTGGTCGTGGCTCGGCAGGAGGCTCGCTCGTATCATACCTGCTCGGTATTACCTCTATCGACCCGATAAAGTATGACCTAATCTTCTCCCGCTTCCTTGTCCCGGAGCGATGTGGACTAAGTTGGAAAGATAAGCTGACTGTTCTTGCTCCCGACATACCCATACAGCGAGGTGTGGAGTACATTGAGGTTGAGATTGAAAATACGATATATATGCTGTATCCCGAAGCCAGACTGCGCATTGTGCGTGATGGCAAGGAGATGACTATAACAGCCGATAAATTGAGTTGTGGCGATGACATCCTATTAGACCGCCGAGATTGCTTGTGGAACTTAAAGGAGATAGCCAATGAACAACTACATTCATCATAGCCCCTATAACGGCTGCGACCTCTACCAAGGTGATGCCCTCGATGTGCTCCCTATGCTTGCCGAGCAGGGCGTCAAGGCAGATATGATACTCACAGACCCTCCTTATGGTACTACTCACTGCCGTTGGGATTCGCCCATAGATATAACAAGGATGTGGCAGGTGCTTCGTGGCGTTACTATGCCTGCCACACCCATACTGCTCTTTTGTCAGCAACCATTTACCAGCGTGCTTGGAGCCTCAAACCTTAAGCAGCTACGCTATTCGTGGGTATGGGAGAAGACACAGCCCACGGGCTTTCTCAATGCTAAGCGTATGCCTATGAAGGCACACGAAGATATACTCGTATTCTACGACAGACTGCCGACATACAACCCCATAAAGACCGATGGTCATAAACGCAAGGTCGTTATGGCTGCGCACCAGCGTAAGTGTAACGCTGGAGAAATATATCATAAGCACGACAACTATCGGGACTACATCTCCACAGAACGCTATCCCCGCAGTGTCATAAAGTTCAAGACAGATAAGCAGACATCGTGCCTGCACGCAGCGCAGAAGCCTGTGGCACTGCTTGAGTATCTAATTCGCACCTACACCAACGAGGGCGATTTGGTGATTGACTTCGCTATGGGAAGTGGTAGTACCGCCGTAGCCTGCCGAAATACAGGACGCAGATTTATAGGAATAGAGATTCAGAGAGACATATTTCAAACCGCATTAAAGCGAATAACAGATGAACAGTACCCAGGAGATCTGGGTGGACATTAAAAATTATGAAGGGTGTTATCAAATCAGTAACAAAGGCCGTGTCAAGAGCCTCGAAAGGGAGGTTGTTTCGGGCGGCATTACACGCACGCAGTCCGAGCGCATACTAACGCATTGGTGTGGCAAGACATCGCTCTATGACTGCGTGAGATTATACAAAAATGGCATCGGAGAGAAATTCTCCGTACACCGCATTGTGGCCGAGCATTTCCTCGATGACTGGGATCCTGAATTGGAGGTAAACCATATCGACGGCAATCGCTACAACAATGCAGTGGAGAACCTTGAGATGTGTACTCATCAGCGCAATATGGAGCACGCCATAGCCAATGACCTCAAAAAGGACTATGGAGAGAAAAGTAGTAATGCAAAACTTACCAACGCACAGGCAGAGCGAATACGCGAACGCTACTACGCAGGTGGCGTAACGCAGTTGGAACTTGCAATTGAGTATGGTGTATCGCACCAGACTGTAAGCTGCATTGTGCGACATAAAAAGTATTTCAGATGATAGTAACAAGAGTAAAACGAAGACGAGCAACAGCCCCGATGAAGGTAATTGACTCGTTTGTGGATAAGGGGCTTGTCGAGGGTGGACACGCCTCGCTCCCTGATATCGATGTCGATTATGCATCGGACCGCCGTCAGGAGATGAAGGACTACCTCGAACAGCGATACAATGTCGGTGGTCGTCAGCGTGTGTTCTCTGCGGGAACATTCACAACGCTCAAACTCAAAGCAGCACTCAAAGATGTGGCGCGAGTACACCGTGTACCTCACGGTACAGTAAACTATATAACGGCGATGCTCGATGATGGTGCCGACTGGACAGAACTTTTCAAGATTGCCGTTACCAACCGTAAGGTCTACGACTTTATACAGACCTATCCCGAAGTGATTGAGGATGTGCGAGTATTGCTCGGTCAGCCAAAGGCGGCATCTGTGCACGCCTCGGCAATTATCGTCACCCCCGAAAAGCGTGATGGTAAGGAGGCAGATTGCTTTGACTTTCTGCCTATACGCAAGATGGACGGAGCGTTGGTATCGGAGTTTGATGGATACTCTGTCGATGAGATTGGACTGCTTAAAGAGGATGTGCTGGCAACAAAGGAGTTGGCAAAACTCAGTGCCACCATAAACCTCGTAAATGAGCATTACAATCAGCAGCTGACCATCGAGAAGATAACAAGCGAGATGCTTGACGATGAGAAGACCTATCGGATACTCTCAGAGGGCAATACCCAGAATGTCTTTCAGTTCTCTTCGCCTGGAATCACACGCTTTATTCAGGATGTGCAGCCCAACTGCATCGAGGATCTGATAGCCATAAATGCTCTCTTCCGCCCTGCGACACTCGACATCGGAGCTACAGATGACTATGTCCGTTACCGCCGAGGCGATGTGGCTCCAGTCTACAACTTCGGTTGCTATGAGGCAACGAAGAATACCTACGGCATTATGGTATATCAGGAGCAGTTTATGTCGGTGGCTCACACTCTCGGCGGCTTTGACCTCGGCAAGACCGACTACCTGCGTAAGGCTATCGGTAAGAAGAAAGCCGACCTTATGGCATCGCTCAAAAACGACTTTATTGCTGGTGCAATTAAGAATGGTTGCCCGCCTTATGAAGCCGAGGAGATATGGGGCAAGATAGAGACTGCAGGTAAATACTCCTTTAACCGCTCTCACGCCGCAGCATATGCCCTTACGGCCTTCTGCGGAGCGTGGCTCAAGGCGAACTATCCGACAGCATTCTATACCGTGGCATTGCAGTGGGCCGATGATAAGGAGATGCCTGCACTCATGTCGGAAATGGAGCGGTGCTCGGTGGCGAAGATTGTGCCGCCCGATATCAATCACTCTACGGTGGAATTCTTTACGGACTACAAGACCAATGAGATTTATTGGTCGCTCAACCGCATCAAGTTCTTGGGAACGAAGGCAGCTGCATATATCGTAACAGTGCGTGCAAGAGGCAGATTTACAAGCATTGAGGACTTTATTGAGCGAATATTCCGCCATAAACTGCGCAGCAAAGACTTCAAACACTGGGACGAGGTAAATCCGATGGTCGAGAATGGTCGTGTACCGGTTAATACCCGCCACCTGAAGAATATGATCCTGGCGGGATGCTTCGATAAAATTGAGAATGTACAGGCTGTAACGGAACGCTATGTCATACTCAAACGAGCGGCACTGAAATTAGGCTTCAATCTGCGTGAGAGCGATGCTCCCGAAGAGTTGCGAGATAAGCATTACTTCTGGTCGCAACAGCAGATTGCAGTGTCAGGCATAGGCTCGATTGACTACCGTCGTATCTTCTCCAACTCTCCCGATAGAGCGAAGGTCAAGGGTAAGGCCGCCTACATTTCTCTTGCCGATGTTATGCGAGATGAGAACGATGGTCGCAAGGCTGCCGTTTGTGCTACCGTGGCCGAGTATTCAGAGCATAGCTATACCGACAGGGAGACCGGGCAACGCAAGCGATTTGTGAAGCTTATACTGTCGCAGAACAATCAGACTGCAGAGTGCACGCTCTGGGATGAGTTCTATCGTGCCCACAAGGAGGAACTGCAACATATCAAGGGCAAGATAATCATCCTTACAGCAGTTATTCGTTACAGCGACTACACAGCATCTAACACCCTGCAATCATATCGTAACTCACTTTTATTCATTCAGTAATATGGCACCAAAGACAGACTCCAAAGTATATGTAGGCATTGGTCTCGACTTTGAGACAGGTGGTCTTGATCCACAAACTTGTGCCTGCACCCAGATAGCAGTACAGGCAGTAAGGCTCGACACCTGGCAGGTGACTGACCAGTACCAGGCTTACATCCTTCCCTACAACAAACAGTCGGCAGGATTACCCACCAAAAAGATACTCCGCACGCGCAGCGAAATTGCCCGTGAGGATAACACTCTAATGCTCTACGAGAAGAAGGCATTGGACTACTCGGCTATAACGATGGATATGCTCAAACAACAGGGAGTGGATATTATCAAAGTGGCAAACGACATTATCGCTTTTGCCAAGCGTAATACCGCATCTGTTGGTAAACAGTGTAAGCCCTTTCTTATCGGTCAAAACATTCAGTTCGATATCGGATTCTTGCAGCAGATGATGAACTATACAGGGCTTATGGAGGAGTTTGAGAAGACCTTTGCCGGAACAAAAGACTATTACGGACACTTTCAGCCTCACTATATCGACACGATTCTTATAGGCCGCTTGGCTTTTGCAGCTGACAAGGAGATAACATCATACAAGTTGGAAATCGTAGCCTCGCAATTGGGTGTAGACCTCGACGATGCTCACGATGCGGCGGCCGATGTAACTGCAACACTCGATGTGCTTGGTGTCTACACCTCACGCCTAAGAAATAACGAAGGAGCGACGATGCCAACCCAACAACGAGATAAAACACGAAAACATTTCAAGATATGACACAGAAAAACAGACTCCCAGAAGAAGTGCCCGAGACTATCACATTCCGCACCGCAGACCGAATGATGTACGGTGCTTTGGGATACGATGGCAATGAACTGATGGCTGTGATTTCGGGCTACGACCTCGAAATCAAGTTCAATATGCGACTCATCAACTCGCTGGCTGATGCCGAGGCGTGCGCCAACGCTCTGGCCGATGTCTTCTACGAGGCACTGATGGATCAATTAATTCGAGAAAATAAACCATTTGCTAAACCTCCCGAAGCAAAAACACCTACTCTTAAATAAAAGAGAAAGAATATGTCGGAACTAAATGATAACATACAGAATAACCCTGAGGAGAAGCCACTCACCGAGCAGGAGTTGCAGTTCTGCGAACTCTATGTAAATGGTGGGTTAGTGTATGCTGGGCGATTGGGTAAATGCTATAAAGAGGCATTTGGAGAGAATGCGGCAAAAAATCCTTATTCGGCAGCCAACTACTTGATGCATAAGCCCAATGTATTGGCTTATATCAAGAAGCTATTGTCGTCGGACCGCTTTGAAATGGAGACTATGGCAGTGAAACTTCAAGTAGCAGAGACGCTCAAAGCCGTGATGGATGAGACTGCCTCGTCGGACTATACAGACCGCTTTGGCGTGCCACTCTCACCGGCTCCGCTCCGTGCCGTTTCAGTCAATGCAGCAAAGGCTCTGATGGATATTTTCCCCATCAAGCACAAAGAGGAGAACAGACTGCGTATCGAGGGTGCTGACGGCAATGTGATATTCAATGTGATTGTCCCGACTAACCCTCCGAAAGATGAGCAAAAAGAGGAAGAGTAAAAGCAAGGTAACCCGAAAGGATATTGCGTGGTGGACATACTTTGTGATAATGATAGCACTTGTCATCTTCGGGTTCTGGAATAGCGACGGAGCAGAAGCCCTGCTCCGAGCAATTAGAGAAGCATTTTCACTACTAATGGAATAGACTATGGAACAGCTAAAAGAATTTGTGTTGAAGCACTTTAAGGTCATTACCGTAGTGCTCACTTTCGTGCTGACGATGTACATCCAGCACCTGAACAACACCCGCCAAATCGAAGAGTTACTCAACAAATGCGAAGTGCTCGACACGAATATTAAGGATCAGTACGAACGCATCGATGCCATCAAACTCGACAAGGCAGTTTTCGAGGCTACTATCACCCAGTTTGCCTCCATTCAGAACGACCTGCACGAGATTCGTGAAGACCTTCGTGCGCTCTTGGAACATAACGCCGTATGTGGTAAATAGCAATGATTCAGAACGCCCATATTACAGTAATTACTTCCAAGGAACTCACTGCGATGAGGCTCGATGACCTTGTAGGTTGTCGTGGCCTCGTCGTGGAGGTTCTCGCAGAAGATCGCACGAGGAATCGTGGTGCTTTGGTGTTGCTCGAAGAGCCTTACTTAGGCGAGTATCTATGGTTTATTCCCGAAAATTCTATAAGTTATGAGTAAGTTTTCACAAATCCTATTGGCAATAATCCTCCTGCTTGGAGGTGTTGTCTTCATTCAGTACAAACACTCAGCCCGGCTATCCGATGAGCGAGACCGTTACAAACAGAACAACACTGCTCTGCTTTCGGATATCGAGCGAATTAAGGTGGACTCGACTACGATGGCTGTGGATGCAAAGGCTCTGCGCCTGACCATTGATGAGTACGAACGATTTCGTGCCGCAGATGCAGAGAAGATTCGTCAGATGGGAGTCAAGATAAAAGACCTTCAAGCTGCGGCAAAACATCAGTTGGAGGTTGCTGCACCCATCAACGCCGTAATCCGGGATACAGTCTTCATTCGTGATACGGTGCCTATAGTTCAGCAGAAGGTCGAGATGGTTTCACCACATATCCAACTTGATGCTGTTATTGATAACGATAGCCTCAAAGGTGATATCCGATTGCCTGTTACTCTACAACAAACCGTATGGGTCGAATACAAGCGTAAATGTCTCTTTTGGAAGAAGGTTAAAGCCATCCACCAGACCATATCAAGCGACAATCCTTATGTTGACATCAAATACTCCGAATACATACAAATAGACAAGAAATAG